GAATCTCGCCACTGAAGTATGTCTCCAGCACGAACTTTAGAAGGAATAGTCATGTTTAATCACCAATTAGCGACAAAACTACGCTTTTTAGCTGCTTTTTGTCTCCCTGATCTTAGCGGAACCTCCTGCTTAGGCTGTTCAGGGTTACGCTTCTTCTCTAATTGATCCCAAATTGTTCTTCGATCATATCTTTGTTTAAATCTGCAAAACGCAGCGTAGGCATACACCATCTCATCTAATGCTTCATTTCTAGCATTACTTTTCTTAACCCAAATTCTTTCTTGATAGCCATGTTTATATCGCAACACTTGTCGTTCGGCTGTTAACTCTTGAAAGTAATCAGTAGTGATCGTTGGATAGAAATGTATATAACCATCACCTAATTCAGCGTCTTTCAACCTGTTATGCAGTGTTGTCTTTATAGTATCAACCCCAACAGGGAACAATTGAACACCTTTCCTCAATGACTTTCCCGAAAAATTTATATCTACTTTTGTTGGTTTGCCTATCGGTGGTTTACCTTTTTGGCCCATCCCCTTAATTCCAATTAAACCTAGATGAGATCTTTCTCGAACGTACTGGTAAACCTCTTGGGTAAAATGACCTCCAGTGTCGATTGCTGCTGAGTCAATTTTCAACTCAACTCCATCTTCATTTTTATATTTATCCATTAATACTTCATCCATTTGCTTCCATAGATCTGCTCTTGATGGAGAACCATAAATAACTTTTCGATCTACTAAATACATTTCTTCATTACGACCTAAACCCCAAACACTCATAGACAATCTGTCGTCTTGTACGTCGCATCCAAGACTCAACATAAGAACTTCTTTTGGAGGCACACCTTTTTCGTACTTCTCAACGGCTGCTCTCTCCATCAATCCATCAGCACCAACCTTGCTTGCGTATTCATCTTCCCAACACTCACCCAATGTTGTATTAATCCATGTCTTTAATTGTTCTGGATCATTCTTGCTAAGCAAAAACTCTTCTACTAAATTCGACCACTCTGCATTTGGTGAATAAGAATAAGCCGCCCAAATATGAAATCCAGCGTGACGACCATTACCTGGTTGTGTTGCTCTCCACTCACCACGCTCAACCATCCATCTTTTCTTACTGTGAGGAATTAATGCACCACATTCTTCACACGCATAAGAAGCTGTTAATGGATCATTATCTTGCCAACGCATATTTGCCCAACGCAAATATTGCATGTGACCACAATGACAGCATGGAACGTAGTATCTCCTTTGATCCGACTGTTCAAACAATCTTTCTATTCTTGAGAAATCTTTAATAGTCGGTGTACTACCAGCAACTATTTTTCTATTCCAAAAATATTGCGTTCTAGCTATACCAAGCTTGATTTGATCACCTTCAGTACCAGCCGATGCAGGATAGCCATCCGTTTCATCGAACAGGACTATTCTTCTACTTACTCTCCTGAAGCCTCTAGCACTATTTGCACCTACTAAAGATAAAACTCCACCAGGAAATTGTTTCTGTAAAATTGTATTATTACTATCTCTTGTTTTAGCATCACTGACTAAATTTGTTAAGACTTTAGTATCCCTAATCATAGGTGCTATCTCTTCTTTGCTATACCCGGCGGCATCCTCAATTGTTGGTTGCACTACCATTATTCCGCAAGGATCTTGGTGGATATGGTAAGCAATAATGTGATTTAAAATTTTAGAATATCCAACCCTAGCTGACTTCATTACCGTAACTTGTTCGATTTTAGGATCAGTAATTGCATCCATCATTGCCTTTTGATAAGGCAAAGTATGCCATCTTCCACCTTCAGCACTTGACTCAGCACTTAAATACGCATATTCATCAGCCCACTCACTAAGAGTTAACTTTTTAGGTGGCTTAAATGCTGCATAAGCACTTTTTTCTAATTCAGAAATACTGGTCATTATGTGTTTTGTATTTTAGTTAATTTTATTTCTGAAAAAAAAGTTTGTTTTTCAAACCATTCTTTCATGTCCATATTTTTTTTACTTTGATTACACGAACGACAAGAGGGAATTATATTTTTTAAAGTATGAGTCCCATTATTTTTCTTAGATACAATGTGATCTATTTCTAGCCAATTTTTTTGTTTTATATCGAAAAAATCTAAATCCACACCACAATATGCACATTTATTATTAAAAACATTTATTTTGTTGATTATATTTTTATAATTAATTTTTTCAACAAAGTTATTATTGTCTCTAAATTTTTGTCTAGATCTTTGTTCTCTATTAGCGATGCTACCTTCAAAAGTTTGATTTCTTTTAGTAGCTTTAGAAATATAATATTCTTTATTATTTATATAATGTTTATCACTTTGAACTTTTTTACAACAAACACATCTGCCGTTTTTCCTGTTAGTTGGCTTAGCTCTAATAGATTTACCAGTATTTAAGTATTCGTGATTACTCTTACATAAATCACCAAGATAATCTTCTTCGTAAAGACCTCGTTCATCAATCCACTGTTTTATATCTGTCATGCTGCTTGTGGCTCAGCCAACTCTTCCAAAGCTTCTCTAACAATGTCATCCAAGTGACTCATTGCATTGGTGTCTAGATCAGGGATTCTTTGTTTTGCCTTTGTCGGTACACCTAAAAGCTTGGTTCTTGCTGTAGCAATGATATTTTCCCAACTTGTACGCACTTCATCCATCGAAACTAAGTCATCTTCCTTCTGTTTACGCTCTAGCTCTAATAATTCAGCCCTTAAATGTTCAGTCCTAGCTCTGCTTTCGTCATACTCAGGTATTGATTCATTTGTTCTGCTATTTCTTGGTTTATTAGTGCCGACCTTAGAAACCCTTGGCCCTGCTGACTTTTTCTTTAATTCATTCCACATCGTATCGCTGTTAATCAAAATATTTCCTTGGGCATCCTCCATTGCGGTCAACTTGCCCCTTTTTATGGACATGTAAACCGATTGCAAAGTCACCCCTAATTGCTCCGCTGCTTCCTTCCGTGAGATGAGTGGCATGTAACAGAATCGTATGTTTGTTACATTAGCGCATTTCGTTACACGTGCTATAATGTTCGGCCTTTACTAGTGTCTGAGATAAAAAATGCTTATCTTTTAACATCTTTAACAAACTAAGTAGACTTGTGCCTAGAAAAATTTTGCGACTCGAAACTATCCCCAGAGTTTTTGCCAAAAAGTACCTTTTTTTTTAAAACGTCTACTAAATCGTGCTATATTGCCGCAATAGCACCCAGTCTGTGACGTATTGCCCCACGTTGTCACGAATTGTCGCTCACTGTCACATGATACGACATAGCAAACGAGCCAACTTTTTTAATATTAGCTACCCCAAAAAGTAGCCTATTAGCTCAATACGTCACGACGTACCACGACATACCACGCAATACAACACAATAAAAACAACGTATTAATACCTAACGTCGCAAATCGCCTCAGACGGTCACAATTTGCTACCATATACTACTCAGCACGTTTTAGTTTGGGCTGTCTGAAGGCCATATAAAGGCCAATAATTTTAATGATTTAAGGCTAGATTCTCCAGTAAATAAAAAAAGGCATAAAAAAAAGCCTAGATAATAGGCTTTTTAAATAGTTGTTTAATATGCTTTTTATCTCCTGCTAAACTCGCTTATAGAGCTTTCAAGCCTTCTCAGCTCGTCTTTAGTCTCTACTAGCTTTTTTCTTATCGCTGCTAACTCTTCCACTGTCCAGTCTGTGCGCCTTTCATCTATGTCTATATCTTCTGCAACTCTGTATAGATTCCCTGTTGACTCGTCCCAACTTCCAATATAAATATTATCTATATATATAGTAAGAGCTGAAGTATGGTCTAGACCGCTAAATAAATCAGTTCTAAAGGCTTGATAGTACATACTTAAATCGAACATTAAAGACCCTGCGCTATATCTGCAACGCAATGTGAAACCCTCGTCCCTTAGATCTTGTATGTAACTATTTAAAGAGCTACTAACAAGTTTAGACCAACTGCCATACCCTGAAATAGTTCTAATCTTTTTACCTATAAAAGGCTTGAAAAAGTCTCTTAGTTCTATTTCTACTTGATTAGCTTTCTTATTTAATACATTTCTATACTCTACTTCAGACTTGCGGTTGGATTGTTCTCTTTTTAATAGCTCTTGCTTACGAGCGGCTACATTAGCTTTCATTTCTTGGGTTTTAGTTGTTTGCATTGTTTTTTAAAAAAGAAGGAAGGTTAACAGATTTAACAGGCTTAAAACTGCCTGATTTAGGACAGTACCTAAGATTAATAGTTTTATTATTCTCCATTTAATAACTCCATCATTTCAGTGAAAGCAGCTTTATATTTATTAGTTGAATAATCATCATTCTGTAAATCATTAACATCTATATTCAAAACAAAAGTATGGAAAGCTTCTATATCTTGCTTTTTTAGATACTCGTCAATTGCTCCATATTCAACGCCTATCTGAATAATGCGCTTAGTGTTGGCCTTAGTTCTTTTTAGTTCTCTTAAAACGTGCTGAGCTTCAACACTATTAATAGCCTCACAATATAAAGGCTGAATATGGTCAGCAACTTTAAGACCTGACTTTTTATAAGCCTTATTGATTAAAGCAATAGAGTCCATAAGATAAAGAATAATTAACTATTAAGAATATATAGATAGATAAATATTAAAACAATATTACTTAACATATTGAAACAATTAAATTATCCTTTACATCTAATACGTCGACTACTTTTTTTAATACGTCAACGTCTACTCGTCGTTGTCGTTCAATACGTCTACGTCTACTTGATATTGCTAATTTCAACTTTTTTTAAAAAACAAAAAAATTAGGATTTTTAAAACCCTAAAGAAATTATTTTTTTTATGTGCGTATGTATGTGCGTATGTATGTGCGTATATGTCAAAGCTAGCGAGTCTCCGAGTCTCCGAGTCTCCGAGTCTCAAGCTGGAATCAATTCTTTTTTAACATATTTACCCATATTACCATGAGCATTAATAACAATATTTTTGCCTTTTTTGCTACCACTACCTGAACACATAGAACACATATCACAACTTGCTTTTTTACCAGCTTCAATAGATGCTGGACAATTAATAAAACCTTTAGGAGTATTGGTATCTTTATGTTTGACTAAGAAACAATTAAAACCTAAATCGCTTGCATATAAATAATCCTCAAAACTATCGCAGCTAGCTTGTAATACATTCTTAAAGTCAATAGCAAAACTATGTCTGTATTGGTGTGAATAGCCTGTGTGGGACTTACAAACACTTAATAGAGGATTCCATACATTTAAAGGGATCATTGTAGGATCACCCGCTGATCCCATACGCAAAGCTCTATTTTTTATAAGCTTTAAATCAGAATTATTGAAATAATCATACCTACCAGCTTTGTATGCTTTCCAGACCTGTAAAGGAGCTTGAAACCACTTGACATAACAGGAGTTTTGACGATTGCCAGAGTGGGGACAATCACCACAAACACCTCGATTTAAACCGTTCTTATGTGCCTCGTTAGGCTTTTCATCCTGTAATAGAATCCAGCTTTGGATCATATCACCTGTTTTTTCATTACTTGTTTTTGATTTTAATCCTGTAAGAATACATACAATTTTTTGACCTGTTAAAGGACTTAAGCCTTCAAACAAAATACGACCGTTATCATTAAATTTATTCATGATTAATTCATCCTATTTTTAATAACATTAATTGAAGCAACTTTTCTTAGGTTCCCGTAGCGTACGATTAAGCAAGCTATGCCATATCTTTGACAATCACTCTTATTAATTTTACCTTTATTGGATATGTCACTGACCTCAAAATCTTTATTAGCTAAGTAATCATCTAATATTTCTTGCTTGTTTTTATAGTCTCTCCCATATGATGGTAAGACGTTAACTTGAAAAGGATACATGATAAAAGATAAAAGATAATTGAACACACATTACCAAAAATTAATATCAAAACAATATTGCTTAACATTTTGTAATAATTAATAAAACTGTACGTCAACTACTTTTGAATACGTCAACGTCTACTCGTCGTTGTCGTATGATACGTCTATTTGTAGTTGTTGATTTTTGCTTTTTAAAAATTGCAAAAAAAATTCAGGATAAAAAATCCTGAAAAATTTATCTTTTATGTGCGTACATACATGTATGCGTATGTATGTGTATGTGAAAGCCAGCGAGTCTCCGAGTCTTCGTGATAGCGAGTCTCCGAGTCTTCGTGATAGCGAGTCTCCGAGTCTTTAACCATAGACTGTATCTCCAAAGCAAGCTACTTGAAAGATTGAATCAGCGAGTCCTCCGTCAATTAACCCCATGTCAATTTCTTCATCATCCTTTTTAGTTTTGAAACAACTTGCAATTTGAGAAGCATAATCCCAATGCAAATTAGTTTTGTTATTGCAGATTTTGTTAATGGCTTCAAGCAGGTCTTTAATCTTGATGTTTATAGGTTCCTCATCCTCTCTATCTATGCCAGAGATAGGATCATCAAGAGTGAATTTCTTAGCCCATGCAGCACATCCTTGCCACTCGTACTCACCCTTGTAATAGCCTTCACTATCGGTTTCTATATGACCAATAGATATGTCTTCAGCCCAATAACTAGAGCCTTGTCCTATAGAACAAAAGAGAGAAGTCATATCCTCTTCAGAGAGTTCTACGCTTGATTCATATTGAACTTTAAACATTAGTGTTTGCCTCCAAATTCGGCTCTAGAAAAAGCATCTCTAACAGCATCTTTTAATAACTTTGATGCCAAAGTTGTTGGCGGTATAGGGTCTTGTGTAACTAAGTTAGAAAGATCCCAATCCTTGCCACAGGTGGGGCAGCTTTGAGCCATTGAGCCTTGAGCCATTGCTTTAAGCATTTCCCACTCTTCAGTAGGAAGTTTTGCGTTGATTTGATGTTTCATTAGCTTTTTAGCTCCGTATATTCTTGGTGAAGCCAGCCATCAGCATTAGCGGCTTCAGTTGCTTGAGCTTGATCCCATAACTCAACCTGTTTAGCTTTACCTTTACCTTGGAATTGAATAGACCAATCTTTGATTGAGTTCCAGCTAACACCAGAGCCATCATCTAATACAAGAACTATCTCATGGTTAGCAACATCCACCTGAATGTCTTTAATGAAAAACTCATCACCATTTTCATTAGTAAGAAGCTGACCTTTTAACCAATTAATATCGAAAAATTGTGGGCCTGAAAGTTTCATTCTGCTTCTCCTTCACAATGTGGACATTCAGGGGAAGCAATAGGTCTTCCAGATAAGATTGCTACAAGAATCAAAACTGCTATCACTGAAGCTGGTTGATCATCATTGATGATCATTGATGAACCACCATCAGGGAATTGAAGACCTGATTCAAAGCAACAAACATAGCTAGATGTATCTCCTTTTACTTGCATAATTCCAAAGCCAACACCCTTACTTTTATCTTCAGTGTGCGACATATAAACAGGATCAAAATCCTCAATCTTTAATCCAGCAGTGTCTAAACCAACTGCGATATGACGTTCAAAGCTAGAAGCATTTGGCCCTAGCTTTTGACGTAGTTCGGTATCAGTCATACTGTCACCTCTTCTTGAAGCTTTTTTACGTCTTCCTCTTTTTGAGCTTTAAGCAGCTTGTCAAACTCAGCTTCATATTTATCATCTAATTTTCTATAAGTTGCATAGTCTCTATCTTTAATCAACTCAGCGTCTTTAAGCTCTTCCTGAAGCTTTGGTATTTCAGCTAATTGCTTTAACTTGGCTTCCCTTAAAACTTTTAATGACTCGCTTAAGGCACAAGACATATCTTCATCTACTCCATAAATTCCTTGATATTTTTTTGCGAATTTTTTAACAGCTTTTGTATAGCCAGCATTGCCATAAATCAAATCACTGTCTAAATCATCCAAGATTCTGATCGCGGGATCATGAGTATCAGTATTCATAATCCTATGATTAATTGTCCTTTCTAAATCTTGACATTTTTCAAGATTAACTCTGTGAGCTTCAAGAGCTTCCTTTAAGTCAGGGAACCTATCATCAGCCTTCCATTGGTGGAAGTACTCAGGAATACGTTCAGTTGTTGTTTTTGTAGTTGTTGCCATAAGGCTGGACCAATAAAAGATAAAGAATTAGTTGAACAGTTTAGTCACATGCTCAGGTGATGATGTTTAAGAGCCTGAGAGTCTAAGAGAAGACTTGCCAGATACTTGCTTACCTAAACCAACTTTTGAGCCAGCTTCACGTCCTGATTCACGTCCTGAACCACCGCCTGTAAATCCACTACCTTTGCCTAATCGTGGATAAGTTTTGTGCATTAAAGCTTTACTAATATCCATTTCAGTGGAGTTTTTACCTCTAACAACCATTGCTGATTGATTAACTGATTCATTATTAATTTGAATTGTTCTACCTTCTTTTTCTTCGGCTTTTTTCATTTCATTCAACCTAGTCCAAACTTGATTAGCCCATGCTTTTCTAAATGAGAAATTAAAATCTCTTTTAAACCTATAACCATTAACATACTTTTTACGCTCATCAAGCAAAGCACGATCTAATGCACCTAATAAGTATTCTGTATAAAGCTTGATCTGGACTTCATTTCCTTTCGTTGCAAATACCTCGAAATGATCTCTACAAATAACAATCTCACCATTGAAGAATCTTGCAACTCCTCCAAGAATAATTTGTTCAGATGGAGTAACTCTATTGAAAAAGATTTTACCATCACGATTAACATATTTCCAAGTAGTAGGCTCTTTTAAAGTGTCATCTAAATCAGAAGAATTAATTTTACGTTCTAACTCAGCCTGAGTAATTCCGTATTTTTTAAGCTGATCTTGTAGCTTAGCTTCAGCAACTTTACGCTCATTAGCGTTAGAGCTTGAAGTCATGCCAAGGATCTTGGCTAAGAATGAATAATCGTTTGTCATAAAAGATAGGTCTGTTGAAGACTCATTTAATATACCAGATAAGATATTGAAACGCTAGTCTGTAACAATTCGCAATCAATCAGATTCTTTCCAATAATCTTTTATTGCAATTATTCCTCTTTGTGTTTTACTGTTCATTGGATATAAATTTCTTAAACGCTTATCGTTTGGCTTAACAACAATTCCATCTGTAGGAATATAGTTTGAAAAGAATTGACTATCTAGCCATAAATTATGGCACTGTTTTATGTAGTCCCTTTTAACTATTTGATCAGCTATCGCAAAGCGTGGTATTTCAAAACCCCAACCACTTTGTAAGAATCTAAGCTGATCTAATTCAGTTGTATAACGATCAACTACTTGAAAAGCACAAAAGTTAATTTGTGAATCAATCTTATCAGGTGCTTTTTTTCTTATATGACCTGCTGCAAGTCTCTGTGATGTTGCGGGTGCTTCATTAGGTGCGTAAAGCTCACCTCTTATATGAACTACACCTCTTGCGTCAATAAACTGAGGAATATTTTCAATAAAACGCATGTGATAAGTTTTATCCTTGCCAGTCCTGTTGAAAGCAGCTACAAAAATTCCATCAACATACCTAAGCAAAATTGCAATGCCATCAATCTTAGGTTGGATAATTAAGGTTTCTTTGTCTGGAATTTTCTTGTACCAATCATCAAAAGCATTTGTATCTATTCCTTTTAGTGCGAGTCCTTCATCAATCTTGTTAAGTACAGGATGATCTGGTGCAACAGATTTTAATTGTTTTTCTAACTGATTAAATTCTTGATCGCTTATCCTTGCGAGTCCCGCCCTATATAGTTCGCTATGCAATAAATAGTTGCCTGCGAGTTTCTCAATGTCAATCTTTTTCATGTATATAAGAGATAAATGATAGGGCATAAAGCCAATATCAATATAGTATTAGTATTAACCCTTGTCAATTGCAGCTTTAACTTCTTTAAGCCACATCTCAGGAAATATTTTTTTCGCTTCATCGATGGCAAGCTTGTAATAGTCGTAAGTCTTTGGAACCTTTGGTTCTTTAGTTGTGTAGTAAAACAATTGATTTTGAACTGTATTTGCTTTCACCCTGTAAACACCACCACCTAATGCAAATACACCTTTTTCCTTGCCAGTCTTCTCGACTGGGACACTAACAAGTCTTGACATTGATTGTGTTTTCTTTTTACTTGCACGTTTAGCAAGACCTATAGGAGAAGAACTGCCTACTTTCCTGTTAGACCTAGCAAGTCCTGCGAGTGTTTGAGCGTAAAACCATGCTGGAGTTTTCTTACCTTTAAATCCATTATTAGGACTAGGAATAGCCCAAGTACCATCTTTAATATAATTTTGCGCTCTTAATGCTTTAGTAAATCTTGTTGTATAAGCCGCACCACCTGAAACCATAGGAGGAAAAAGATACTTTGCAGGTGCGTTACCTTTTCCTTCTGCTTCATTAACACTTAACTCAAGCCTATTATTATCAACAATTCCGTAACGAATACTGTTTAAGGTGTAAGGTGCTGCTTGCTCGCCAATTCTAAAATTAGCCTTCATTTGTTTTGGTATAACATTTTTCTTCATTTCAAAGCCAAGCTTCCTTAAAGCACGACCTCCAGAATATTTAAGCTGGGATTGTTCAAGAACATTTAAAGTCTTAAAAAGTTTCTTAGCTTCAAACTTAACGTACTGTCCCATTGTTAATATCTCAAAGAGCCTATGTATATATTAGCGGGTCTTCGGCGTAAGACTGGTGTCCTATGCGACCTAACCCCCCGTATCGTTTTCAAACTTTTCCGTTTTACTATTGCGTTATCCAACATACAGCCCTTTTCCCCCTATACCTCTATAACTATATAAAAACATACTAATTAATGATTAAGGTTAAGACTAGGACGTTTCCTTCAAAGTTCTTGATATGAGGAGGTGGCAACCTCGTCCGACCTAGACTCTTCTAACTCATAGGTATGGACACCCATTAATTCTCGTATGTAGACCCATTTGCGACTGTTTTTTGGCCCTCTACGCTTTTTCACAAGTCCCAAGTCCTTCAATATGGTTGCAACTTGCATCTGGTCATAGCGTGATTGTCTTTCTAAAGGTTTTTCAATTACCTCAGTTAATATTTTATTAGTGGTAAATTCTTGAAGTGCATTGACTGGTGAATTTACATAATCTGCGATCTTATTTTTCCAAGGATTATCTATTAAATATTTCTCATTTTTCTCATTAATTGTAAGTTCAGTTTCAACTGGAAGTTGCCAAGGAGTTTTATTTTTATACTCGCAAACAGCCTGTGACCAAAGCTGGTCAACTTCCATAGATAAGCCGTCACAATTAATTTGATTTTCAATAGTACAAGATGTTTCTATAACCCAGAATCTTCTTGATCCAGTTTCATCCAAAAGGAAACCATCGTGTCTGTTAGTTGAACCTACAATAATGCCTCTACGGGGAAAATCTTCTGTAACTTTGCCATAGGGAACTCTAAACATATCGGTTGATTGCGAGAGGAAAGCTTTAATTTCTCCAGACTGTTTTTTTGAATTGATATGATCCAATTCGGACATCTCCATTATCCATGAACGGTGCATGATCATTAATGCGTCCTTTGTAGAAATATCTTTAAGTGCGTCAGAAAAGAATTTACCCCCCAAGACGGCCCAAAAAGAAGATTTCCTAGCACCTTGTGGTCCCATAAGAACACAAGCATTATCGAATTTGCAACCTGGTTCGTAAACCCTTGCTACCGCTGCGATCATGGTACATTTCAACATTTGATCGTAGATTGTTGGTTCTTCTAAAACAGCATCTTCAGGTCTTAGGTATGTGCTTGCAAGTCTGTCGATTGAGATAGGAGATTCTTTATCTCTACATTTTTCTAGATATTCTTTAACTGGGTCATAGTCATTTTCTCTAGCAACTTGTACTACGCAGTCATAAGCCAAGTCTTTTGAAATCTTATGTCCGTGGTCAGCAAGTGCTAGATAGAATCGTTCAGGTGAAGCTGCACCTTGACATACAGTTTCAGCAAATTCAATTTGTTGCGTAAAAATGTTGTATCTAAAATCTCTTTTTTTTCTAAGTGCAAATAATAAATCATGCGCTTCAAGTCTTTCTAACCTTTCACCACTACGTTCTATATCTGAATCTTCATTATTAGTTTCTTCGTTCACATTGTTTACTCTTTGAGGAGGAGTAAAAAAATCAAAATTAGGAGGTAAAACAGTTACATTAGACCGAGGAACGTAACCATTTTTTATAGCCCAATACCAAAAAGTACCTGCTGTAATATCTTTACCGCCTGAGTTAGCAATTTGATCTATGCCACCCCAAGAAGGAGAGTGTGATTGCATAAGATTTGTTGCGTAAACGCTGTCTTTACCAGCATCTTCACAAGCTTTTATTAACCCCCAGAGTATATTTCTATACATGTGATATGTATTACTACCAGGCGTTCTTTGAGGAATACAATTCAATGCTTTTTCCACGACCTCTATTGGTTCTTTTCTGTAGTCTTTGTACTCTGAACTTTGTTTTATTTGCTCATTTACTTTGGCAGTTGGTAAACAACCTTCGATATCCTTGACGGAATAAAGTTTGTCAGAGTTATGAATAATTGTAGTTAAACCGCCTGCACTTCCATCTTCATTCATGTGATAAGTACCAGGTAATCTCATCACTCTGGAAGGATTTTTTAAGGCTCTATCTGCATCAGCGTGATCTAATAATCTTTCTTGAATAGGCTTCCAAGTTTTTGGATCAATAGATTTTTTTAGAATCCAATAATTGTGTATGGACTTACCGCCTGTATCTATTTGAAGGCTTGGTTCGGGGAGTCCCAAGTCTTTCCAAGCAAAGATCTGATCTTTTTTCGGCCTGTCATCCCATTCGCAAAAAAAAGCTTTACAATGCGTGATCGAGGAATCGGTGTCACCACCATCATTAACAACGATATAAACACCACGCCCTTCTTCTTGGCATTGCGTAATCCATTTAAGATCTGCATTAGATTTTTTACCACGATCACGATCTTTAAGAGGATGACCTTTTGGATAAAAGGATCTAAGCCTGACTTGATCTTTTGTTTTGTTTAGAAGTTGGGTAAATATTCTCCATTGGTTACGATCTAGTTTTAATTCGCTCATTTAGATAAGAGATAGGATTAGAAATTATTTGAATAGCGTCTTGAACGCTACGAGCAACGCCCGTGATGCCGCCTGCTTTATTTACGCAGGAAAGCCAATTATGCTGCATAGTTGAGAGTTTGCCCTTAGCAGTTTTCACTTCGATACTTGTAAAGACTGCAAGTTTTTGTCCAACCATGTCTGAAGTGACTTCAATAGTTTTAAAGCCGATTAGATCAGAAGATCCTTTAGCCAAACCAAATTGAACTGGTCTTCCTGTTCTTAGGTCTGGAAGTTGTCCTACTTGGTTACGAAACATTCGGAGGTCGGGGAGTTGCCCCAAAGCAAGTCTTATCTCCTGTTGAAGTGTTGTTTCTTTGTTGCTCAAAAGGATAAGTTATTTTCATCAGATTAAAACAGAAGTGTTTGGGTTGCAGCAAGATGGCTGGAGTCGTATCTGTAGTTATCACCTTTGGGATATGGTTCTATTTCGTAAGCTAAGTTTCTAAGCATTTCTTTTTTATCCTTTTTTGTTCCTAGTAGATAAAAGTATCTGTGTTTTCGTGGTCTGTCTTTTAGATATAAATCGTCACCATAAATTGCTTTAAGTTTGTCAATCTTGCCTTTTTCTACTCCTCTGCCAGCGTGATCCATAACGGAGGCACTATGCAGATGTTCCATACCTTTAATTTTGTAATCAGTGCGTTTAGCGGATAAGCCTGTGTAAATAAAATTGGTGGCTTGATAAATATATCCGTGGTGATTTAGTGAGGTGTCAGCGTAACTGACTACTACAACAGGGGAAGGGAGTTGTTTGAGTGTGGATGAAACAAAGAAACTTAGCGAGTTTTTGGGAAGATTATCGTTGACCACTAATCTATTTAATTCAAGAAAATTATCTTGATAGTGACCATTAAAAGCATGTTTAATTAAGGTATGAGCAACAGGTCTGCCATAAGAGCAGATGCCAAGAAGTGAGTTGTTTTCATATAAGCCAAAAGCGTATGAGATGGATGGGATTCTTTTTGCGTAGTGCTTATGTAGAAACCATTCCTTACATTCTTGATTCTTAATTTTTAGAACTTTATAATTTTTTATCACTTAAAACGTCCCTTATCATCTATATCTAAATCTGAGGCATATAAATGTAACCCATCAAAATAACAGGGTTGGACATGATCCATAAAACTAATAGTGTTTTCTGTATTAAAAAAAGTTCTTGTTCTTGATTGTCCTCCTCTGTCATGGTTGATTTCAGTTAATGATATACCTTTAATTCCTCCGTCTTTCTTGCACAAGATAGAACAACATTCTTCAAGAATTTTTTTATCAATTCTTTCAAATTCTAAATCAAATTCTAATTCACCAACGTAAGGCTTTCTAATAAAGAAAGAAATGCGTTTGTGTTGCTCGAAAACATCTGCATCAGTGTTTGTAGCATATCTAAGAATACTGTCAATTTTTTGATCTTTCATTTTCGATCTAGCTTTTAAGCTTAAATCAATTGCAAGAGGTTTGAAATAAGGATTGTTAGTCATTGTTTTTAAGAATAAAAGTTATGTAAAAAGGAGTATTTATGACCCCCAATTCCATTTTTCGTTTAAAGTATCGTTTGCAGGTTTTATTGTTTTCATGCCTTTATTTTTTAAGGCAAAATAAGCCCATCCTTTTTTGTAACCACGCCTTTCAGCAATAGCTAAGAAGTCCTGTAAGGTTTTTGCGTTTTTATATTCAGAATTTCTTTGAGTTTTTTCTTCAGCGTTAAGACGAACTTCTTCTCTTTTTAACTCAATTAATTCTGCTTCTTCAAATCTTATTTTGCGTCTCGCTATTTCTTTTTCAAATCCACAACAAGGACAAACACGTTGAGGTCTGTAGGTTGCAAAACATTTTTCACAAACAGTTACGGATGGAGCTTGTTCATTCTTTCTTTTAGATTTTGCTTTGGCATCTAAAGACCAATTTCTTACGTCATCAACAAAACCATGATCTCTTGTACTGTTTACATGATCCAGAACTATGGCAACTTTATCTTTTTGCGGTCTGAGAATACGTCCGACTTGTTGCATGTATAGCCCTTCAGATTTTGTCGGTCTGAGGAGGATTGCACAGCCAATAATCGGTAAATCAAATCCCTCTGAGACGACATCAACTGACACAAGGACTTGGATTGATCCATTGGATAGGTCATTAATAACCTGATCTCTATCATCATTCTTCATCTCACCTGTAATTATGTCAGCCTTAATTCCCGAATCATTAAATTTTTCGGCTACAGCTTCAGCATGATTTATGTCACAACAGAAAGCTACTGATGGAACTCCATTAGCGTGTTTTCTCCAATGCTCTATGGTGTCTCCTTTGATTACATATTCTTTCATCCTGTTTGCTACTTCTTCTTTAGCAAAATCACCTGCTCTGGTTTTTAATCCATCAAGGCATACAGGTTTAGGTGCTGCAAAAACTCGGTGGGGAGATAAGTAGCCAAGGTCAACAAGTTCAGGAATAGTTGGGCCAAGTATTAGATCGTCAAAAAATTCTTTTAGGCCACGACCATCTAAACGACATGGAGTAGCGGTAACACCTAAAAGAATTGCATCTGAATAATGATTTATTATTTTGCTCCAAGATCCTGCGACAGCATGATGGGCTTCATCAATAATAATTAAAGAAGGTTTGAATTTAGTGGTATCAAGTCTTCTGACTAATGTTTGAACTGAGGCTATCTGGGTCGGGGAGTCTTTAGGTTTGAATTTTGCAGCAATTATTCCGTGGTCTACGTTAATGGCTGCAAGTTTTTCAGATGCTTGTTTTATTAATTCTCTACGGTGAACAAGGATAAGTACGTTGTTGTTTTTATCGACTGCACTTTGAGTTATTTGAGAAAAGACAACAGTCTTTCCTGCTCCAGTTGGCATGACAAGTAACGCAGCTTTAGTGCCATGCCCAAATGAATTTCTGCAATTTTGAATCGCTTCAGTTTGATACTTTCTTTGTTCCACATTTATGACCCAAGATAATCGTTAACAAGATCTGTTCCGTAAACAAGAATTTCTTCTGGAAAAGGGTCGGGGCTTGTCAAAACATAATCAAGATTTTTATATCCAGATCCATCTAGCCAATCCTTTAGTTGTTGATCTTCTTCAAGATTTTTTAAAACATCTTCCCAAAGAGACTCAACGGATGTATCAAAAGCTTTTTCTAGCTCTTTGACTGTTAATACTGTTTTTGATGAAACATTGATACTAATTGGATTATAACTATCTCCATCTTCAGGAGAACTGGAAGGATAACGATAAACGCCAACTAATAAATAGTAAATCATAATTAATTAATCAAAAGTTATTTTGAGTTGCATAAGGTTGCATCTCACAGTATCAGGGTATATGATGTGACAAGTTTACGCAACCCTTATGAAAGGCAATGTCCAGCTAACTAACGAGGAGTATCACTCTAAAAAAGAGTACATTTCAAAGTCTGCTTTAGATGCTGCAAGTAAAAGTGGAATTCATTATAGACACTATGCAGAAGGGCCAAAATCAAAGCCAACTCCAGCCATGCGGATCGGATCTGCTTTTCATGGATTAATCCTTGAGCCAGAAATTTTTGATGATGAATTTATTTACAAACCTGAATTTCTAAACGCAAGAAGTAAAGAAGGTAAAGAATGGAAGGCTACTCAAGAAGAAGCTAACAAGATTGTTTTAAACGAGGATGACAAAGATCAGTTAGAGGCAATGAAAAAGTCTCTATTTGATTGCGCTCCTGCTAAGAAGTTACTAGAAGCTACTGGAAAAGCAGAGCAAAGTTATTTTTGGGAAGATAAGGAAACTGGTCTTGGCTGCAAGTGCCGCCCTGATTATTTACTAGAAGATGGAGGAACAATTGTAGATTTAAAAACTACAACTGATGCTTCTTATAGAGGCTTTTTAAAAAGCATTTCTAACTTCAGGTATCACGTTCAATCTGGCTGGTACATGAATGGTTTAGAGCAAGCAACTGGGACTAGGCCAGAGCGTTTTATTTTTATTGCAGTAGAAAAGACTGCTCCTTATGGAATTGGTGTTTATGAAGCTGACTTGTATATGACTGTTAATGGTTATGACCAAGCCAGAATTGATTTGCAGAAGATTGCTAAATGGAAGGAAGAGGAAAGGTATCCAAATTATTGCACCGAGATACAACAAATCAGTTTGCCATCTTGGATGACTGGTGCTGTAAAAGGCAAGCCTCCTGTTGGCTATGACTCTATTCCTGACATTACTTTATTCTGATGGCTCAATTTACTGAATTAGATCCTCTCCAAGAGTACATATTTGATGTCATACCAGCAGAAGTCAAAGGTGAAAAGATTTCTGCAAATGGAAGGTCACTACACGAAGCCTATGAAGTTGTAAGGGCTATTTACCCTGACGCAACTATCACATGGAAAGGCAAAAAGGTATGAGTTGGCACTCTTCTTCTTTAGGATCTTCAATTCACCTCTTTTGGGTTTGCGAAAAGCCAACTGTTAAGGGGAGGAACATAAGGATCACAGCACCAACGCCTGAAGACGCAAGGAAAATCCTAGATAGGAAATTTCCTGAAGCCAAAATTTTATTTAAAAAAACATTGCTATGACTGACCAATTTAATCGTTTGTTGATGAAAGAAATTAACGAACACAAAGCATCTATTGAACGCCTTGAAAACAAACTCGACAAAGTACTTGGTGCTTTTGAAATCTTATTAACTTCTGTACCAAAAAAGAAAAATGACTGAATCAGCATTAACAAATACTCCTGAGTCTTCCGTTTACAAAAACGAAGGATCATTTGAGTTATATCAACGAATGGCTAAATCATTAGCCCAAAGCAAATTAGTTCCTACTGCTTATCAAGGACAAGATGGATTACCAAATTGTCTAGTAGCACTGGAAATGGCGAATCGCATGAACATTAGCCCTTTGGTGGTCATGCAAAATATGAATGTTATTCATGGAAAGCCAAGCTGGTCTGCTCAGTTTGTAATCGCAACAATTACAGGATGTGGCAGGTTTGAGGACTTTGATTACGAAGAAAAAGGTACAAAGGCTATCCGATGTAAAGCTATTAGAAGAAAAGACGGAAAGGAGGTCTTTGGTGCGTGGGTAACTATGGAAATGGCACAAAAAGAAGGCTGGACTCGCAACAGTAAATGGTCAACTATGCCACAATTGATGTTGCGTTATAGGGCAGCAACTTTCTTTGGGAGACAATATGTGGCAGATTTGCTCCTTGGGATACAAACTGAGGATGAAATAGTTGACATCCAACCTGTGAATGTAACTGTGCCTAACACACCCCATGAGGCTGCTATCGCACAACCAGAAGAAACTGAGCCTCTCGTTGTAGAGGACAAACAAATTCCTAAAGAGGCCAAAGATGACTTCGACTTCTGAATTTCTAACTGACACGCAGCTTGCCGAACGATGGCAAATGCACCGTAAAAGTTTAATTAGGTGGAGGAGCCAACGAAAAGGGCCACCATTTATTGCAATTAACGGAAAGATTCTCTACAAAATGGCTGATGTAGAGAACTACGAACAAGCCAACACTCAAGCAAATGTTTCTTAACTTTTATCATGTTTAACATCAAACTCGCAGTATTCCCACAATCAGCAGAAGATCACAAGAGGATTCGTAAGGACAAGTACGATGCAACAAAGAAGTATCCCGAATTTGGTGGGATAGCAAATGTTCCTGTTAGTGAGTTACCTGATTTAATCAAGTATTTAACTCATGCAACACCTGACTATGACGACTATCTAAAGCAAGAAGTTGTCCCACTAAGGGCTAGTGGATATATGAATGAGTCGAAAGGAGGCAAGAAGTATTTAGGCTTGCAACTCACTAGCGATTACAACAAGCAACAGGAAGTAAACCAAGGCAAATCTATTAGCGCAAATAAAGACGCTGATAAGCCTGCTGTTCCTGAGACAAGCAAAGAGAACTCAAACTGGTTCTAATTAATGATCGGGTAGCTTGTATTTATACAAGACTGGGATGGAATGTTCAGAAAGAATACAAGGAGGTCACGCAAAGCACCTTCATAAACTGCCCGATCTTTTATTACTTTTTCGTTACACAAGGTTGCATTGAGTTACCTCTAGTGTTATGTTGAGCATAAGCGTAAAGCTTTTATCTTTTATTTTTAATACTTATCTTCTATGCGAAGACGTACTAGCGCAAAAAAGGCTCTTACTGCAAAAGCCAATCAAACAAAAATTGCGAACTCAAAAGTTTCTTTTGAGATTGAATCTATTGACAAGCAATTAGCTACAGATTATTTAGCTACTAACTTTGAAAACAATAGAAAAGTTAGATCTTCTTCTGTTTCTAAAATAGTTGAAGATATTAAAGACGGTAATTTCCATTTAAGTTGGGATTGCCTTGCTTTCAATGAAGAAGGCCAATTAGTTAATGGTCAACACAGATTATCTGCTGTTATAGAAGCTGATATTCCTTGCTTATTTTATGTTTTAAGAAACATAGATCATTCAACGGTCAAGCATTTCGATATTGGTAATAAGCGAAGCCAAGCTGATCGTATTTCAGTTCATGGGACACCAATGCACCCTAAAGCTTGTGCTGTTATTAAAGCTATGTTTGGCGAGTGGGATGCTAATTTCACGGGATCAAGCAAGTTTGCTAACGCAAAATACGATGACATAATTGCTTCTTACTACAACAGACATTCTGAGTATTTTGAGCAACTTGAAGCTGATGGATATTTCAAAGCTAAATACATAGGTAACTATGTTGCAGCAGCTTTTAAAATTTTCTTAGAGATGAAAGTTGGTAAGGCAAGGTTTAATGAATATCCTCACGAAATGGAGCCTTACGAAAGAAGCACTTACTGGTTGGACTTGTGTGTTGACGGTAAATCTAAGGATACGATGATTGATTACAACACCGATCAAGCACCGTTCAAGCTTAAAGAAAAGCTAATTGCTAGGAAAGGCTTAGGTAAAACTATGTATGGGCAAGATGCTTTCAAGCTTCATTGCACTGCTGCCTATTACTTTATGCAAGGTAGATGCCCAAATATCAGGGTAGACAACATGAAGTCTGATCCGTTTAGTGTCTTTAGAGGCATGTCAGCTTCAAATGTATAAATAATGGAGAAGAACATACCTCTTCTCCTATAAAGCAACTAAAATCAAATAAAAAAAGATGATCCAACCTCTTGTTATTAGCAGCGTTATCAGCGCAATCTCTGTTGTAGCTGCAAAAAAGTTTCTTAGAAGAGAACCTAAGATGCAAAAAGTTCTTGAAAGGAGGAGACTTGATCCGACCTAACAAGCTAATTCCTTAGAATTGGTTTATCTCTTATCTTTATCTCATGGCTTTAACTTTCAACAGTAAAACGATTAAGAAGGTTATTAGTATTGATGAGCTTGAAAAACTAAGTGATCCAGAACTAGAGCTTGTAGAAAAAGAACTTGAAACAGCTATCAAAACCATGAATGAAAGCATGGCAGAAATAGCTCACGAAAAACATTCGCAAGGTCTTAAACCTGACTCTGACTGGCTGATAAGAATCAAGAGAAAGAAACAAATTTGTGATACTTTTTTACAAAAAATACAAACAAATATAACGCTAAATAATAGCGAATTTGTTAAACAAAAGTATCAACAAAATCTAAACAAATTGTTACAGAAAGCTCTTGGTGTTACAGAGTTTGAAGCTTTAAAAAGTGAAGCTCAAAACATTACATTTGAACAAGTCATTAACACTAAAACCACATGCTAGTGTGTTAGAAAACTACTCTAGTCTTCACAATTTAAAAATGCCACAAGACTATGGCGTGAATCTTCTTTCTTATGGACTCGACTCTTGTTTCAAACCTTGGTACTCAGACGGAAAAGCTATCTACTGGGGACAGTATTGTTCTACTAGAAGCGAGGCTGAAGCAGCAGCTAAAGCCTTGGCAAATAGAGAATGGGAAAGCCCAGTTCTCTAATTTTCTTTATCAATTATTTGACAGGGACAATGCAGAACTACCACTTAAAAGCACCTATACAGGTCTTTGGGAGCAATTTCAAGAACTTCGTGAAATAGATCCAGAGTTACCAGAACACATTCGATTAAATTTTATTCTTAAATACAATGGAGCTTTCAGAAAATGAAGGGAAAGTAGTTTCAGCTTCTGGACATCTTTTCCTAATAGAAAATGGAATCAGAAGGTGGCTTTCTACTCCACCTGATGACTATATTTGTACCAATGGCATCGCTCAGGTATCACGCAGGAAGAATGGTTCTCTATGAGGACACCTGTGAGTCTTGGCGAGTAAAAATCAAAACAAAACAAGAAAAACTTGACTTACCGTTATCTAGCAAGTCTCTTGAAGATGCAGTTTTAGAAGCTGAATATCTTTACGCAGACGCTAGAGCAATAAGCCAAGGTTTACCTAAATGTATTGATTGCTTGCATTGGTTAGTTGTTAAGGCTGAATGTGGTCTTGGTTTACCCGAAGGAAAAGGTAGCGGTGGAGTTTTTGCTAAGGATTGTGCTTGTTTCTGGGCAAGGAATTAACAACATCTTCTAGCTCATAAATATATTCTTCTGCCTGTTCCAACATTTTACTAGCTTTAAAATTCTCTAAAGCCATCATGCTAATGATTTCTGCTATCCCTTCTACACCTGCTTCTGATATTGCTATTCGTAAAGCAATTTCAATCGCTAATTCATCTTCTAATGATATTTCTGCTGTTCTCCATGATTTCTTATAGGTCATTGACAATAAGATCAATAAGATCTGCTTTCCTATAAACCATAGGCTTTTTCCCAGCCATTTGCCGCAGATACCAATTAGGAAAATGTCTTAAATGTGACTTAAAACCATCTAATTCTTTAGGTGATCTGTAAACAAAAGGTTTACCAATCCAATCAAGTAAATTCATAACGGCATGAGAATCGAGAAACCCTTTAGCTGGGGATCAGGACTAAAAGGGATTCTCTGTCTGTTGCGGAGTGCTTCCCACACTCCAAACTTAAAATAACTTAAAAAAAATTACTAGCAAATTATCTTTTATGCCTACTCCAAAATTTGAACTTAACGATCAAGTTAATAAAAAAAGAAACACAGGAGTTTTTTTAAAAACAGAACCTGCTGTTGGAACCATTATCAAAATCATAGAAAAGCACAATGTAAGGAAACGCATTTGCTATTACTACGGAGTAAAATGGCCTGATGGCAGGCGGTCAGAACACGCACAACACATACTGGTTCCAGCACCATAATGGTTAATAAAATTCAAGCAGACTGTCCTGAGTGTGGGAACACTAGGACTAGAGTCGTATGCACTAGGCGTGATCCTGATGGGGTTACTATCAGACGCAGGAGATGTGTCACCTGTGACTATCGGTGGTACTCAATTCAATACCCAGAAGTTCCTGTTGCTAATCAAGAAATTAAGTGGATGAAAGGCGATGTTGCTAAATTTTGTCCTTCTACTTAATTCCAAAAATTCTCTGTAAAAAGCTAGGAGATTCTATTTCTTTAGCTACGAGTCTTCCTTGTAACTTTGCTATTTGTTCTAAGCAAGTAGCAATAAAATAACTTTGATGTAAATTTTGACGTTGCAAAGAAATTGCATACTTACGCAAATCGTCTATGTCATGGCTTTCTTTTATCGCAAGAACTCTTTTTTCAATTATCAATTCCTCCTCTAATGTTGGTCTAGAAGCTAAAGCCTCAAGAAACGTAAGATCTACTGGTTTCATGCTTTTCTTTTATCTTTAGCAATTTTTCTTGACGCAAGTAAGCCCGAAGCTGTTGCCTTCGTAATTCTTTGCAATGAGAGCATTGACATTCAGGCTTCATCATTTTCTAACTCATCAGCTTTAGCAAGTAATCCTTTATAGGAATTGTGAAGTTTATGACTTGGTATGTGACGACCATCTAGAACGTAAAGCCGATCTAAACGCATTGCATGGGCAACATCTTGACCCATGACTGTTTTTATTGCTCTATTAATCATTGAAGTTTTAGCGTTCGATTAGGCCATAGTCTAGCTTCAATGAAATCAACGTCTTCATTGCAAAGACTGTTGTTAGTTTGCTCGGTAGCAGCTTCAAGTATCCAGAGCGTAAAGCGTTTCCCTCGCTCGCTGCTGAAAAATAGTTTTTTCATTTGAAATATTCATAGAAACAGCTAAAATATTTTTGTACTTTCACAATGCAAGGTACTTATTCACGTCGAGGTGGGACTTGATGTAGTAGAGAAGCCCCTAGTTTCGTAGAGGACACTAGGGGTTTTTCATTGTCCACGCCAATTACGAGGTCTTGTTGAATCAAGCCTAACTAATTCTTTATCTATAGCGTTGAGGCGATGAAAGATCTCACGAATGTCTCCTTGGCGTTTATTAGAGCGATTACCAAGAACCATTAGTAAGGCTGACACCATAGCACCAATTAAGGCAGCAGCAATTTCAGACATTTACGTTAGGCCATGTTCCTTGCTGGATCTTAATCCATTGCTTTTGTGCCTCTATAAGATCAGGCTTTGATGTCTCTGGATCGTTAAGCACACTCCATATTTCAATTCTGTTATTAATAGATTCAACAGTTATGCCATGAGACTCGGCTATTACTTCCTTTTGCGATTGAGAAAGGAATTTCATTACTTTTAAGCCATTTATGTCTAATGTAGTTATGTTTTCAACTTTTTACGCATGGCAGAAACAAAAACAGACGAACCAAAAAAGAAGAATCCTCTGCAAAAGTTAAAGGAGGGCTTAGATGATAAGGAAGAACAACTGCAAGTCTTGTCTACATTTGTGCGTTTGGGAGTTGTCGTCTGGAGTGGATTTATCTTGACCTTAAATTACGTTACGATTCCTGGTCTTGGTGAACAAGAAAGGATCGACCCGACTTTTATTGCATCTGTTTTTACGGGAGCTTTAGCGAGTTTTGGCTTGGAAACAGCAAAGAAAAGAGGTGATGGAACGTATAAAGCTGATGAAGAAAAGAAGAAGGCAGAAGCAGCAGGGTTTAGCAATGGTGTTCCTTATACCATTATCAAGGTTGAGACTCCTATAAAGTTAGTACCAGATAAACCACGCATCGATCCTATTTCTGGCAAGGAAATAGATTCACAAACAGGCAAACTTACATGAAACGCTTCATTCCCCTTTTGCTTTTATTAGCAGCACCAGCTAACGCAGACATCTCTATCAAACACACAGCCAGCACAAGTCTGAAGGTTGATGGAGCAGCAGTGCAGGCTATTAGAGTTCCATCTACCTACGCTGTCTCTGGTAACAACATGAAAGTTACTACTGGGGAACACTTTGGAAAATTAACAGCTCCTACTTCAACTGCCGCAGCGATCCTAGATGTCGGAGCTATGGAAGTAAATGTTGTAGGCAGTGCCTTTTCGTACGAAGAATCCTATATCCAAGGTGATGCGATTCCTGCGATAGGTCATGGAGTCGATGTCTCCGCTGGGGTCGTACCAGACATGCCTGCTTTTGGTAATACAGTTGTAACCTCTGGAGGTGTTGCTGGCACCCTGCAAGGGACCGTTCTGAGTTCAGGTTTGACAACCGTCCAAGCTGGAGGGGCAGGTACGACTGGGGTAGCTCAGTACTCATCAGAAATTACCGTTAAATGATACTTAATGAGTAAAATATATAAGTTATTACTGCTCATATCCTTTGCAGGCACTAGCGTTTCTGCTGTTCCCGTGGTCCCCACGTTTTCTACGGGGACTTTAAACAGCAGACAAGAAACTAAGACTGTAGTTACTGAATCGATCACTTCAGTTGATTATCGATCAGGCTACGAATACGTGGTTTCTGGTCATAACATCGAACCAATAAATACAGATACTATTTCACCTAAAGCTGTATTAAATACACCTCAAACAGTTGATAACATCACATTTTCATGGACCTCGGTAGATGTAACTCCAAGCACAAAACCCGATTGGAAAATCAAAACTGCTGGCAACGCTTTCTCCTTTACAGAAACTCTAGCCAATCCTGGCCTTTCAAATGTAACAACAATAAACCGAACCACAACAACAGACTCTATTGTGGAATCGGTGTCTGTCTTTACTCAATAACATTTAGTCAGCCAGTATTTGCAAACGCTACGACTATAGCCTCTCCATCTGCAACATCCCAAGGTTCCGTTATTAACCAAGGTATCCAGGTGCAAAGTGGTAGCTTTATGTTTCAAGAAGTAGGTGATGGAATCCGTTGTAGTGGAACGACTCTTACCATTAATCCCTTCATCTCAAAAGTTAACACTTGGAAAGATCCGTTTGAGCCAACGTACCAAGAAAATGTATATGACGACAGTACAGATGATAACGGTAATCTAATAAATCCAGGTGGAGTTTTATATACAAAGCCAATTAGAACTGGACAGGCACGTAATAACTTAAGCTTCAATTACGGTATAACTGCCACGGTAGCTGTGCCGTTAGATAGACGCATGACCAATAACTGCGTAGCTGCCATGAATACCCGTGTTAAATATTTAGAACAAGCCTACAAAGCCAAGAAGTTAGATTACGCTCTTGGCCGTTTAAAAGTATGTGCAGAGCAGTTAAAGCTTGGGGTTACCTATTTAAAATCAAGTCCTAGCTACGTTGTATGTGAGGATGTAAAACTTGTAAATCCTCCTAATACACTTCCAGATCATAAACACTCTATTTCCGAGACAACCTCTGCTCCTTTTTCCTTTCAGCGAGGGACTTTACAGGAGGTTTCTTCCCCCGAATAGCTAACAACTTCTTTGTAATCTTCTTTGAAAAACTTTTAACCTGCCCTTTTAGTTGCTTCTGGACAAACTTAGCTATCGGTTGACCAATAACAGTTACACCAACAACTGATGTAATCGCAATAGCAGATGTATTAACAAGGACAGTAGGTTGTGGAGCGTAATTACCTGCAATCTCTATAGGGTTCAATCCTTCCCAAACAGTTTCACATTTACCTGTAAGGACATCTCTCTTCCAACCTTTAATTCTGGCAAGTCCTCCTTTTCCTAACGAACCAACAGGAGTTTTAGCAAGTGTGTCTAAAGCAGGACAAGGAAGGATATCTACAATAAACTCTCCATCAATAGTTGGAACTTTAAAATCTTGTTGCCCTACATTGGTATCTCCCTCCTCGTTGTCGGAGCTATCCTTTTCTTCCACTTCCTTTCTCTTATTCCTTTTTGATTTCTTTGGAAGAACAGGAGCAACAATCTTAGGAGTTGGAGGTTTTATTTCCTCTTGTTGCTCAGGTTCAACAGTAGTAGCCCCGTCCCAATCAACAGCCATACTTTCAAGCGTTGGCATATTCCCATCACAGACATAAAAATTGCCACGTTCATCATTAGTAACTAGGTTTTTATTTTTTAAATTCCTAGCCCTTACACAGCCAGGCATTTGAATAACTGGGAAACCTATGTTTGTTGGAACTAAAGGCTTAGGTATAGAAATTATTGTTGTATCTATCGCAGCTTCAGGTATTTCTTGAACAGAAATATCTTCTATTTCCATTTAGCAATCATTCCATTGGCCAGCAAGATCGCTTGCAAGGTTGCCCACAGCTTTACGGCTTTGACCAAACCAAAGACCTGCTAAAACGGGGCCAAGGATTGGGATTCCAGCAATTGCAGGAGTAACTTGAACCGATCCAGCATCAGCAATTAATTGTCCATTGGAGCGACCCTGAGCCATTTTTTCAATACAAGAAATCTGATCTGCTGTAAGTTTTCCGTCTGAGCCTTTCGGATAAATTGCAAATTGGGCTACGTCTTGTTTATGTGTATATTTCTTTTTAACCCCACCATTGAAAGTAGGCTGAGAATCATCTGTGATCGTTGTGACTAATTTTGGATCGTGTTGTTTAGAATTAAAAATCCACTCCTCTGCACCGTCAGGCTTGGTTTCACTCCTAATTTGAATTGAGCTATAAGGAGTGCTAGAAAGCTTGGCGATGTCTGGAATACCAGAATCTTTACGAGCTAAAAGGTTCAAGCTCATAAAGTTTGTGGCAATAAGTCCTCCACCTAACACTAAAGAAGTTAGGCCGTTAAATGATTTGAATTGAATCATTCTATTTCCCGAACGGGAGTACAGATCCTGTCGATGATGGAACGCTTGGTATCTCTGGCATTGCTCCTTTAACAAGGGAAGGCAATTGCTTTTGCACTTCGCTCATTATGGATTCAGTTAATTTGCCACGTTGAAAATAAGCAAACGTTCCACCACCTACCGCCACTACTAGAGCAGCGGTATTTATATAGGTGAGGATCTTAATCATGCAGGACAAGCCTCACCACTATCTTCAGTAGTTGCCTTGTCAGCATCTCTAGCTTCGTTAATGATTTGGCCTTGCAATTGCTGAATTTTTAGCGCAAGTGGTTCAAGTTCAGCTTTGTTTGTTTCCTGCTGTCTTTTAACAACGCCATTGTATTCTTCAACGGCAGCGTCTAATTCAGAGATAGTAGACATAGATAAAATGTATATACTTTGAGATTCTAAACCTTCCTAAAAATATTGCCAATCCCAATCTCAATTAACTTTTCCAAGTACCTGAAACATTCGTGTTAAACGAATCAACATCTTTCCAAGTTCCATTGACAAGAACCTTTGCACTATCAACGGTCTTCCATACACCACTAACAAGCACATAAGCAGTTAGGGAACCACCACCACCACCACTTGAAACAGGGTTAACTGCAAAAGGTAACGTCCATTCAATAAGGTCTAGAGTGCCAGAGCCTACTGTTGATTTTGCTTCTATACAAACAAAAGGCAAAGTCCATTCAACAATGTCTAACGCTAGTTGTTCAGTATTTGGTAATGCCATTAGCTTACATTTGCCTCAATACCTTCCTTGTCTGCTTTTTCTTGCGTTTCCTGCTCTTCTTCAGCATTTATCATCTTGTCAATCACTGCTGTCATATAATCCAAAGTTAATTCGTCTTTGGAACAAAATCTTTGGTAGCGTGTCTCTGAAATTTTTATCATATAAAAAAACTCATTTTGTTCAGTTGTTCCTGAGTCAAAAATGGAATAAGCCATAATTTAAGCCTGTGTAATAGACATATCATCAAAGTAGTTAGTAGTAACACTACCGCCATAAGAGGTTACATAAACATCAATAAAACCTGCTGCTGTTGGTGTGACTTGGGCGGTCAATTCTTGCCAAGAATAAGAATAACTAGTTGTTTCAGTAACAATATCTGCTGTCATACCGATTAACGTATTCTTTCCTATTATTAATTGTGCTGGAGTATAATTATTACTGGCATAGACCCATATTTTAACAGTCACTTGACTACCAGAAGCAACTGCAAACTTCCCAAATTGAGTTTTTAAATAGCCGGGAGCATCACCAGTTCCGGCAACATTATTGTTATAAAAAGACCAAGAATACCCTGAACTCGTATGTCTAGTTGTTGTGTTGTTTTTAACTAAACCTCTAGGGAAATAAGTTTCATGCACATTGCTTACATTGTTTGCATTTCGTCTGTACCACGGACCTTGGAGATTTGATATAGGAGAACTAGCATAAGTTCCTGTAAATTGATCATTACTCGTTCTTAATGAAGAAGCACTACTATTTAGACCAATTTGTCTATCTGCAATCTGAGGATTATTTAAAGTAAGAGTACCTTTTGTAAGGTTCACGATGGAAGTTGGAGGATAAAAGCCTGGAGGATGAAGAGATGAATCCTGTGTATATACAAAATTATCTACAGTAATATCAGGATCGGTATTTAGGTATGGCACAACTCCAGAAGCATTTTTACTTGTACAATTATTAACTGTTACTGCGGCCTTGTTATTATAAAAATAAAGAGAATAATCTCCACTTGCGCTACTTATATATTCATCCAACGTTATATTGCCTACATTATTTTCAATTTTTTGATTAATTATGGCTGCTCTAGCTGTTATCTTGCCTAGATAAGTTGGATTACTAGTGTAAAGTAAACTAAAACCAGCAGACATGTCGCCTCCGACCACGTAGAATTCATAATTTTCTTTTGTTGCTGCATCAGAATTTACCTGAACCGATCCTGCCGTGGAAGTATCTTTAAAAAAATAATCACTATAGGAAATTAATGCTGTCATTGAGACAACCAAGTTCTTGATTTTTCTCCATCTATTACTTTGAGAATAAAAGCCATTTTGCGATGCAATATGACAACAATGAATGTCTTCTAAGGAATTATATTGCCCACTTGAATGATTTTGTTTCATTCTTACGGTTCCAATCTTACTAATATTACAACCATAAAAAGTAGCAAATTGGAAAGTTGAGTCTTTTACTAGTCCGTCTATAAAAGAACTTTCTAATGACTGAGTAGACATATTTGTTCTATCCCAACCACCGGAAACATTAATCCAACTACTATTTGCCTGGCCGGAATTACTAATACCAGAATTCATATTAGCGTACCCAGATGACGTATGTCCCAAGGTATCTATTACATATTTACATCTATTTGATTCTCTTTTATATATATTCTGATTACTTAAGTTTGAAGAAAAACCAGCATTACTACGGCCTCCATAATATCCGATATGAGTAGATGAGCCATAATTTTTTTGCTCAAGAATTATTCTTTTATCATTAATAGACTCAATACCATACCAACATGGATCTGATGTCGTATTTAATCCTACTACTGATCGATGTGTTAACGAATCAGCAGCAGAAGATGCTTTACAAGCAATAATGTTATTTAAAACGAACGCTTGCGCTCCTTGATCTGTATCTACATACAAAGCTATTGAATTAATATTATTCCCAAAATTACTACCTAAATCAACAACAACTTCTGCCCAAACCTCAAATTTATATCCTTTTAAATCAAAATTTAATGTATTAACAGTTGTGTTTCCAGATGAGTCAGAACAAAGCCTCAAACTGCAATTTGAGCCATAGTGTTGACCAGTGCCATTGCCTAAAAGTTTAAAAGATATTTGCTGATAACCACTTAAATCAAGTCCCCCAGTTGCCCAATATGCAGCTTTGCCCGTCCCAAAAGCAGCATCAATGGTAATTTGATCTGAATGGTAATGTTCATTAATACGTTGATTACTGCTACCCCACATAAAAGAACTAGCAGTGACCAGACTGGTCGTAACATTGGTTGAGGCAGTCCACGTTGTTGTTCTAGGTCCAAAGGATGCAATATTTTTAGTTACAGGAGTATTCAACATTATCGTTGAATAAGTCCGAACAAAAAACTTTATATGTACAGAGCTTGCGGTAGTATTACTAGCCGCTGTATAACCATCTAATTTGATAGTATTGTCATTCACTTTTGTAACGGTCCAAGTCCCATTCAAAGAAGTATCACTATTTTCAAAAATAAAAATTGTACCTCCTGTACTGGGAAATTGTTTTCCAAAGTTTGAATAAGGGCCAATAGTAGTCTCACCAGTCGTCGTGGAATAAGCAATATTTGCGTAGATACTTTGATTACTATACGACTTTTGAAAGTAACCACTAAAAACATTGCCAGTGCCAACCAATGTAGGATCAGGTGATCCCATTATTCGCACTTCATCTCCACCACTTAAAGCCCAACTTGACGGAATTGTTGCTTTCCTATTAGCAAAAGACGTTCCATCAGCACTATCGTTTCCATTTTCGTAATCAATGTAATAAGTAGACATGGCAATTAGTTAGAAAAAATGTGAATTAGGAAAGTAAATTAAGAATAAACTATGTATAAATCCCCATCCGCAAATCCTGTGGTGCTCGAAGGGGCTGATGTAGAAGTAGTTATTCGCCTCATTCCATTTGCTGAACTTGCGACACTAGCTGCATGAATTTTACTGACGTAAACTTCTTCGCTAGATAACGCCCCGCCAGAACCAACGTTGTTTTGGTGGAGCATGTCAGAATGACTAGTACCGTTAAACCACTGACAAGTCGTAGAAGCAGAGGCAAAACTTATACCACCACCAGAACTAGAGTGATTATTCCATAGATAAACTTTATTATCGTTTGTGTAATACTGAAGACTTACCTTGTTAGCCCCTGCTGCATCATTAAGCTCAAGTTCTGGATTAGTAGCTGTAATTGTTGCTGAACCTGAAGTGAAAGTAAAATTACTTTCTGCTTCGAGAGTATTGCTAGAACTAGATCCTGTAATTATACGATTATCGGCGTTGTTATTAATTGTTGTTCCACCTGATGATGGAAGGTTGGTTAGGTTTGAGCCGTCTAGTGCTGGCAAAGTTCCACCCGAAGTTATATTTGCCGCCGATAAACTTGTCAGGTTTGAACCATTACCGTGAATTTGATTGACGTAAACATTTTTACTCGATAATTTACCGCCGGAACCTACATTTAAATCCGTTAAAAGTGTTGCCCAATTATTGCTGCTCGTATAGACCTCATAATCATCACTTGAACTAGCAGGAAATTTTAGGCCTCTATTATTAATTGCTTGCCAAAACCACATTTGGCTATTGTAATAATGTTGATAATAAACCTGGGTACCACTAGCGTTAAAGACATCTAGAATAACTGGATTATCATGACCTCTGATATAAATTTTATGACTAGCACTATTACTTATCGTTAAATCACCCCCCGTCATCGTCAAATTACCCGTCAACGTTCCACCGCTTAAAAGCAGCTTGGTTGAATCGGTGGCACTGATGTTGGTTAAGTTTGAACCGTTTAAGGCTGGTAAAGTTCCACCAGAGGCTATATTTGCCGCCGATAAATCCGTTAAATTTGAACCATCACCATGAATCTCGTTAACGTAAACATTTTTACCAGATAAGTCACCGCCCGAACCTACGTTTCCTTCGTGGATAACACGTTGCTGAGCCGATCCGTCGTACCACACAAATAGATTACTTACAATTAATCCAGTATTTTGATGTCCGTTGTATAGCTCTACTAATCCACTATTACTGTATGAAAGATACGCTTTAGAAGTACTACCATCATAAAAATTTATTTTAGGACTGTTAGACCCTTTAAGTGAAATCTTTTCGTGGGTAGTAGTATTGATTTCTACAGTTGAACCATCAAAAGTAAGGTTTGCTTCTCCATTCAATTCACCAGTTGTTCCAGAACCAGTGATTAAGCGATTATCTGCGTTGTTGTTGATTGTTGTTCCACTAATTGTTTGCCAACTGTTGTCGCCTCTCAAGAAAGTTGAACTACTTGCCGTACCAGAACTACCAAGACGGTCTATTGGGACTGTTCCAGCATTTAGATTTGAAGCTGAACCTGCTGTAAATCCTCCAGACGTTCCAGAAACACTTCCAGTAACGTCTCCAATAAATTTCTTACCAGTAGCAACTTGAATATCTTCTGAAGATGTCCAAGCATCAGTTGAATTAACCCAGTTAAATGTCTTATCTGTTGCACCTTTAAGAGTTAAACCACCACCGTCAGCAGTTGTATCGCTAGGACTTGCAACCTTACCAAGTTCTATATTTTTATCAGCGACCTCAACAGTAGTGCTATTAACTGTTGTTGTTGTGCCATTAACTGTAAGATCTCCACTTAGAGTTAATGACGCTGCATGAATAGCACTAGAAGATAACGCTCCACTGGAACCTACGTTTCCTTGGTGGACAATAGTTTGATCACTAGATCCATCGTACCAAGTGAAATTTGAACCTACTTTTATTGATGTGCTGTGTTCATAATTGTGTAAATAGGCATAGCCATCAGCTCGCCAAGCAAGGAACATTTTTGATGCAGTACCCTCATACCAAATAATCTCTGGGTCATTACTACCTTTGAGATGCATTTTTGCATTATTAGTACTACTAATTTGTAAACTTGAACCATCAAATTGAAGACCTGCTTCTCCATTTAAAGTATTAGTCGTTCCAGTCGCTGTGACAATCCTATTGTCTGCCTGATTATTAATTGTGACTCCAGCAGGAACGTCCTGCCAAGAACAAGTCCCGTCACCATCTTCTCTTAGGAATTTTGTGCCGCCTGATTCACCTGTAGATAATATTGCTGTTCCTTCTGGTGTAGCTGAAACTGTTTGCCAAGTATTGTCGCCTCTTAGGAACTTGGTGGTGATAGAACTTCCTGATCCGAGTCTTGCAGCATCTACTGTTCCAGCAGTAATATTATCAGCATCTAAAGCAGTTAATGAAGTTCCAACTCCGCTAAATCCTGTACTAGTAAGTAATCCAGTTGAAGGGTTATAAGTTAAACCTGTATCTGTTTCTGCTCCTTGTGATCCTGTTGCACCATCAGCAAACAATGGATAAACAGTTTCATCAGTTGAATTGTTAGCTGTAACCGTAAATTCAGTTGCTAAAGATGCTGTAGCCGCATTACCTGAACAAGCCGCAGATGTTCCAGAACTGGTAATAAAATTAGCACCGTTAGTTAGTTGATTATTATTAGTCGGGATTGTTGGCTTGTTAGTTAAATTTGAATAGGAAATATCAATATTGGCAGTACCATCAAAGTTTGTCCCTCCGATTGTTCTTGCATTAGCTAAAGCAGTTGCTGTAGCAGCATTACCTGTTGTGTCTTGATCACCAGCAGCATTAACACCTGGAAGGTTGATGCTTGCAGTACCGTCGAAAGCGACTCCACCAATATTTACACTTGAGACTAAAGCTGTTGCAGTAGCAGCGTTTCCAGTACACGAACCAGCAGAGCCAGAAGTATTACCATTTACATTTCCAGTTAAATTTCCAACAAAAGTAGTTGTCGTTAAAGTTCCAGTCGAAGGATTGTAAGTTAAAGCAGAATCTGTTTCAGCACCCTGAGAACCAGTAGCTGCATCTACAAAAATCGGATAAACAGTTTCATTGGTTGTGTTATTTGCAGTGACCGTGAATTGTGTTGCGAGTGCTGCTGTACCTGAAGTATTTTGATCGCCAGCAGAGTTGACTCCAGGCAGATCAATATTTGCTGAACCATCAAAGCTAACTCCACCTATTGTTCTAGCAGTTGCCAAAACCGTTGCTGTCGCTGCATTTCCTGTTGTATTTTGGTCGCCAGTAGTATTAACGCCTGGTAAATCTATATTTGCTGAACCATTAAAACTTACTCCTCCTATCGTTCTTGCAGTTGCAAGTGTTGTTGCTGTATCTGCGTTACCCGTTAATGCTCCAGTTACATCTCCAGAAATTGTTCCACTTACAGTTAAAGCAGTAAGAGTCCCAACCGAGGTAAGAGAACTTGCAACAACATTAGAAGCAAGTGTCGTTCCAGTTAAATCAGCAGCAGCCGTATTAGTTGTATCAGTTGCCCATTCAAGAGTCGTAGCAGTCGATCCAGCTTTAAGCACTTGACCTGTTGTAGGAGGAGCCGCAGGTAAAGATATTGTGTAACTAGATTCTGAACCTTTATCAGTAGCTCCTTTAATTCCTATATAAGCAGTTCCATTACTATCAGCTTCAAAGAAACGAACTTCTTTATCGTTATCAACTAAAAGATTATCTGTAAGTGTCCCACCAGTTGTAGGCAAAGCAGCATCAGCAGTTGTTTGTGCAGCATCAGCAGCATCCTTAGCTGTCTTTACAGCAGCAGGGGTAGCAGCCGTAGTAGTGCTTGTGCTATCTGCTGCGTTTGTTAATTGAAGAACACCAACGGCACTTGTTGTTCCAGTAGCAATTTTTGATCCTGTAATTGCAGCAGATCCAGATATATCAGCATCAACAATGACTCCAGCAGTAATTGAAGTAACACCTGCATTTGTTATTGCTATATCACCTGTAATCGAGACTGCTACCGCATCATCATTTGCGTCTCCAACAAGAAGTTTAGCCGATTCTAAATCAGCTAATTTTGTAAATGCAATTCCAGCACTAGCATTTATATCTGCATTAACAATCGTTCCATCAGCAAGCATTGTACTTGTAACTGTTCCACTGTCTCCAGATGTAATTACTGTTCCCGTTATGTCTGGCAAAGTGATTACTTTGTCTGATGTCGTTGGATCGGCAACAGTTAATGTTGTTTCAAAAGCATCTGTTGTATCACCTTCAAATACAAGACTTCCTGTATTCGCAATTAAAATTTGACCTGTAACAATGCCGCCTGCTTTCGCTATTTTTTCACTTGCTACCTCTGCTATAGCATCTTGAACATTGGTAGCAGAAACGCCATCAACACCACTACCACTTGGAGAATAAGTAATATTAGTCGCAATTTGTCCTGCAACTGTTGCTGATAGATCAATCTCTTGCCAACTACTACTGGTGGAAGAAGTTGTAACACCCAAGATGTAATCTGGTGGAGCAAAATCCTGTTGTGGAGCAGGAGCAGAAGGGTAACTTCCTGAAGTGTTTCCTACAGATATAACGACATATAAACCATCAGTATTAGCACTTGGAGTGGGAAGATTGGAACCAACAGTCAAACCACTTGAAATTCCTTCAGAAGTGCAACTAATCATTTGAGATGTTGCAGCGTTATATGTTCCCCCAAAACGCAAACTACCTTTCGTTAACGTAGTTATTGCCTGCCACGCTGTACCGTCAAAAATGTATGCATCTTCTGCAACAGTATCAAACAGAATTTGACCATTGAATTGTGCTGTTGGGAATCCGCTTTGAGCAATAGATTGGAATATTGTTGTAGAAGAATTACTTAACTTATTACCGTCAATAGAATTTGCCGCAATTCGTGCTGCTGCAACAGTTCCTGAAGTCAATAATGTTGCACTGTGATTAGGTAAATCACTAGCTAAAAGACTTGTTAAATCTGTAACTAGACCTTTTGCATTAACTGTAACTTTTATCCCTGAACCTGCTGTTACGCCTGAATCAGCAACTGTAATTGCACCGTTTGAATCAACAGAAAGTGGACCTCCCGTTGGCACAGAAACAGCACCTACAGCACTAGCAGTTGCAAGAGGTAAATCTGAAGCAGCTAACGATCCTGTTCCTGTTACTTGCCCGAAATTATTGAAAGTAACTTTGACCGCTGTAGCTCCAGTCGTTGTTGCTGCAATAGATAATGCACCTGTTCCTGTAACTGTTAAACCACCTGCTGTAGGGACAGAAACACCACCAACGGCAGTAGCAGTTGAAACAGGCAAATCGCTTGGCAACAGTGCAGTTACAGCGGTTATTAAGCCCTGAGCGTTATAGCTAATTCCAGCACTTGTTCCAGCAGAAATTGTATTGTTAATTCCTAATTTTCCAGACGCAACATTTAAAGATCTATCAAGATCACTTGTAAGAAGCTTGGCTGCTGTAACCGTTCCATCAGTAAGCTTTGCTCCACTTATTCCACTAGCAATTTTTGCATCAGTAACTGAACCCGCAGCAATTTTTGCAGTTGTTACAGAAGTTGCACCTAAAGCAAGCGTATCAACAGCCCCTGCTCCAATTTTGGCTGCTGTAACAGCGTCATCGGCAATTTTTACTGTTGTCACAGAAGCAGGGCCAAGACTATTGGTTTCAATTACCCCTGAGAACTTGGCTGCTGTGACGGCTCCATCAGCAATCTTGGCAGTTGTTATTGCTGCATCAACGACAGCAGCAGTATCTACAGCATTATCAGCAAGTTTTGCTGCTGTAACTGCATTAGCCTCAATTTTTGCAGATGTAACAGCATTATTTGCTATGGCTGCTGTATCAACTGCATCATCAGCTAGTTCACTAGCTGTTATGGCATTAGCGGCTATTTCAGACGATGTAAGTGAATCACTTGCAATTTTTGTTCCATCTATATCTCCAGCCGACAAACTTAATTTATTTGCAGTAATTGTTGCGTTAGCTATCTTTGCTCCTGTTACTGCAAAGTTTGTTATAGCCGCTGTGTCCACTGCATCGTCTGCAAGTTCTGAAGCACCAACTGCATTTGCAGCGATCTCGCTTGCCCCTACAGAATCAGCAGCTAGTTGAGTTGCTGTGATCGTGCCAGTAGCAATATTTGCGCCTTCAATTGTTGCTGCTGCTATCTTTGCTCCTGTTACTGCGTCATCTGCTAAAGCATTTGTATCAACAGCATTGTCTGCAAGCTCGCTAGCACCTATCGCATTGGCTGCTATCTGATTTGCTGTAATTGAATTACTTGATATCTTTGAACCTGCAATATCACCATCAGCAAGGTTTAACTTATTTCCTGTAATAGTTGTATTAGCAATCTTTGCTCCTGTTACAGCTAAGTTAAGAATGGATGCTGTATCTACAGCGTCATCAGCTAATTCTGAAACACCGATAGCATTAGGAGCTATCTCATTGGCAGTAAGAGTATTAGCAACAATATTTCCTGCTGCAATTGTTGTTGCTGCAATATTGGCCCCAGTAATAGTTGTTGCAGCTATTTTTGCCCCAGTGACAGCATCATCAGCTATGGCAGCAGTATCTACGGCATTATCAGCCAATTCACTTGCACCTATAGCATTAGGAGCTATCTGACTAGCAGTTAAAGAATTAGAACCAATTTTTGCACCAGAAATATCACCATCAGCAAGATTTAATTTTGCATAAGTAATAGTTGTATTAGCTATCTTTGCTTCTGTCACTGCAAGGTTTGCAATTGCATTGGTGTCAACAGCATCATCAGCTAATTCAGACGCACCTATTGCATTAGCAGCTATTTCTGAAGCAGTAATTGTATTAGCAATAATATTTGCTGCTCCTATTGTTGTTGCAGCTATTTTTGCCCCAGTAATAGTTGCAGCAGCTATTTTTGCTTCTGTTACAGCTAAATCTGCTAACTCTGTCGCACCAACAGCACCAACAGCAATCTTTGCGTTCGTAACAGCGTCATCACCCAATTTAATTGTACTAACTGCATTACTAGCCAGTTCTGTTGTACCTACAGCTCCAGAAGCTATCTGTGTTGTTGTTATTGCACCTGCACCAATTTTCGCACTAGGGATATCTCCATCAGCAAGATTTAATTTCGCATAAGTAATTGAACCATCTACAACTTCATTTGTCCCTACTGCATTTGCAGCTATTTGACTACTACCAACAGAATTTGCAGCAAGCTCTGTTGATGTAATAGTTCCAGTAGCAATCTTTGCCGCTGCGATTGTCCTATCAGCAATTTTCGCTCCTGTTACAGCCGTCGCCCCTAGCTCTGTAGTGCCAACAGCTCCAGAAGCAATCTTTGCAGCAGTTACAGCATCATCAAGAATTGAACCTGTATCTACAGAATCATCTGCTAACTCACTAGCACCTACTGCATTAGTTGCTATTTGAGTTGCTGTAATTGTATTATCTGCAATCTGAGTTGCGGTAATAGTGTTATTAACAAGTTTTGAGCCAGTAATCGTTGTTGTTGCAATCTTTGCTCCTGTTACAGCCAAAGCAAGAATTGCATTTGTATCTACAGAATCATCTGCCAACTCTGAAGTACCTATAGCATTAGGAGCTATTTGATTTGCAGTTAAAGAATTAGGTGCAATTTTCGCTCCTGCAATATCACCATCAGATAAATTTAATTTTGCATAGACAATAGTTCCGTTAGCAATCTTGGCATTGGTGACAGCAGCATCAATAATCGCATTTGTATCAACAGCATCGTTTGCTAATTCACTTGCTCCTACAGCATCAGCAGCTATTTGACTATTACCAACAGAGTCAGCAGCAAGTTGAGTAGCTGTAATTGTATTAGCAGCAATATTTGCAGCCGTAATTGTTGTACTAGCTATCTTGGCTCCAGTAACAGCCGCTGCTCCTAAAGCTGTTGTATCGACAGCACCAGCCGCAAGTTTTGCAGCAGTTACAGCATCATTAACAATTGCGTTTGTATCAACTGCCTCATCTGCTAACTCTGAGGCGGTAATCGCATTAGCAGCGATTTGAGTAGATGTAAGGGTATTATCAACAAGCTTTGCTCCTGTAATAACACCATCAGTAATTTTAGATGCGGTAACAGAATTAGCTGCTAACTTTCCTGTCGTAACAGCAATATTAGCTATTGCATTTGTATCAACAGCATTATCAGCCAATTCACTTGCACCTACAGCATCAGCAGCTATTTGTGTTGACGTAATTGAATTATTAGCAATTTTTGCTCCAGGTATATCTGCATCAGCAAGGTTTAACTTGGTGGAATCAACAGCACCTGCAACTATTTTGTCACTTGTTACAGCATTATTAGCAATAGAAAGAGTATCTACGGCGTTATCAGCTAATTCACTTGTACCAATTGCGTTAGGAGCTATTTCTGCCTCTGTGATTGCATTAGATGCTATTTGTGTCGCCGTAATCGCTCCTTCAGCTAACTCACTTGCTCCAACAGCCCCTGCTAAAATCTTAGCTGCTGTTATCGCATTATCAGCTATAGCCGCTGTGTTAACAGTATCAGTACCAAGACTCGCTAAAGCAGAACCAGGAATCGAACCAGCATCAATTAACGCAACCCCTTTTTCAATTAAAGCTTTTGCTGTTATTCGCTTGGTTTCTGATGCGCTATCATCAACTACGGCTAATTCATCAACTGCCGCTAAATCTGCCTCCGCTAATGCAGGCAATTGACTTATTTGAAGATCAGCCATTTAACTCTTAGTCTTTAGGGACAGTTTATACCTTTTATGTATTATGTCGCATCATCTTCTAAGAACAGCTTACTTCCATCTTCTTGCAATAAGAAATCAGTTGACTCTTGTAACATAAAACCAGGCGTTGCACCTACTTGAAGGGTAAACTCTCCAGTAGTAATAAAATCAATTTGAGTTTTTATTATTCCAACATTAGGAATTGAGACACTACACATTGTTATTTGAGCTTCACATTCATACCAAGCATTATTAGCAGAAGCAGCAGATTCTCTATAAAGAAAAAATCGACCAAAAAAATCAGCACCTTGTTGCACCCGTAAAATTAAGCGAGCTAAATAAGATGAAAATTCTTGCCCTGTCGAATAATCAGGATCAGTCGCAACATATCTATGTTCCCAAAAGCAAGTCATTGATCCTTGACCTTGAATCATTCCATTATCAAACTGCTTTTTATAAACGTCGCCTAAGCTACTAATTTCTATTTGATCTCTTTGCGTTGTAAATTCATATTCTTCAATCCTTGCCAACGGTCTAAAAGAAACATTTCTAGCTTTTATCTCAATTTTTTGATCACTAGACGGATTAACTAAAGTCTTGGCATTTAAATTTGTCCCTCCAACAGCCAAAGCAAAAGTCTCATATAAACGGACACCTCCTATATCATCGACATGAGCAAAAAAAGAGCAGTCTCTACCAGTATGTCCTGAAACTAATTCTAAATCTGATGATCCATCTATTCTTTTTATCTCAATTTTATCTCCAGTAATAATATTTGATTTAACGCCAGTTACTGAGAATCTTTTTCTTGATGTATTTACATCACTAGGAACCATTGAAGCACTTAAACAGTGCTCCATTGATGTTCTTTTGAGTTCAATGAACCCTCCACTCCCTAAATAGGTGGGCATTATTCACCCGCTTGTTCGTTTAGTGTTAGTGCTGTAGGACGAGCAGTAGCCTCGAACGAGATGTCAGCAGATAAAATTTCGCCTTGGCTATTTGTCATAGAAACACCAGTTATAATTACTGGCAACGTAATAGACCTATCTGCTTGAGCGTGATCTTTAATTCCTAGCTCTAATGAAAAAGTGCTTGAGGCAACATCAGTAGTCTTGATAATCTTACCTATCAAGGTCTGTGCCATTTTATCACCATTAGTTTCAGTCGACGCGCTATACCAAGAAATAGAGGCAGAGCCAGAAAGACTACGAATTCCACCTATAAGTTGTCTGTCACGATCACCTAATGTCGTGACATCTAAAGTCTCTTGAGCTGAACTAAAGCTCCATGTAGTTACAGTTGCTGCTTCAGTGCCGTCAACTTTTAAGTAACCATCACTACCTGAATAATAAGACACGACAATAGTTGAATTAAAGATTCATTATATTCTAAGGCGAATCGAGGCAAGCAACAAATTTACATTCAACATTGCTACGTCCAGGGTAGACACTTGTCACAGTTGGAGGGCCATCATAATGCCATTTTAACTCTGTTCTTTCAACAAAAAAAGACGTAAGATTACTAGCTGCTCCTCCAATAACACCAGTCCCCTCAAAATTTACTTCATCCCAAACAGATTGAACTTCTTGGTAATGTAATAAAATAGTTGCAGCATCAGCGTCAGTAATATTATTAAATCCCAATGTTAAAGTTGATTCTGTTCGATGTTTTCCATATCGAATAACAGTTTTCACGCCATTCAATGCTTGAAATTCCTTTTGAGGATATTCCCCTGGCGAATAACTTCTAGATGAAGGAACTAAATTAGTAGGTTTAAAAGTAATTGCCATTAGCTTTAAAAAAGTTCAGGGAAACGAGAATTAAAATGACTATCAGAAGGATTTGTGTACCGTAGAACGCTCATGTAACCACTGTCATCAAATGGAACATGACTTGCTGCAATTTTAATAAAGCCCTCCTCTCCATGAGTAATTGATTCAATCTTATACAACCGATCTTCAGTCGTATCATCAAGCACTGTAAATAAACTACCTTTTAAAGCACCTCCAGTTGTTCCACTTCCGTCAAAATAAAAACTACCAAATTGAACACCATTTTCTGTTTCTGGCTTCCAATAATAAACTTTTTGAACACCACTTATGGTTTCACGACTAATAATATTGCCTTCATCATCAACACTTCCATTCTTAAATCGACTTGTATGAGTAGCTTCAGTCATTACTCGTATATAATCCCCAGCGATTAATTTTAAAACAGAAATCGGTGTTGTTTCAAACGAAATACCATGATCAACATCTTTGCGTGTGACTAAGGCAAAAGCAGCAAATTTTTTCGCATGATTTTCATTACTACACCATCCACTCATATCAAACACTTCTTCAGGAAGTGCTTCTGCATTACTGTAAAACTCCGAATCTGATAGTCCTGGCTTTCTATAAGCAAAAGTTTTTGCTTTGTTTTCTGGAAAACCATCGATTTCATCTTGTCTATATATAACAGTTGCTTTAAACATTTTTCTTTCTTCTGGAGTTAAAAAAGTAACCTGTAAATCTTTAATATTCCCGTCAGTAAATAATCCTTTTACCTCACTCTCCATCTGAGATTTAGTGATGTTATATCTTATAGGACCGCCATCACCAATAGTAGGGAAACTTGGCCTTAAGCTAAATTGACCACCAACGACACAAAAATCTAAGAAACAATAACCAGCATTTTGAAAAATAAATTCTCTTATATTGAATTTTTTATCAATAATACCGTTCCATCTAAACTGATTTTGCCTGCAATAACGTGCAGCTTCTTGCATGTCATCTACCTTTACTGCTTTTATTCCTGCTATATCGCCAGCCCCATAGTCAGTATTAGTTAATAAGTCATAAACTATTTCAACAATATTATCGGTTGATTCAAAATAACTACTTAGTCCTGTTTGAAGATCAATAGTCGTATCTGTGCCATTATCATTAATTAACCTTTGAACTTTTATACCTTCTTCGATATGACAAGACAAAGAACTAAATTGATTAAAGTTTACTCCCGCAGCAATTCTTAATCCTCCAATTGCAAGTTTTTCATAATTAATGTTGGCTGTCGCACTTGTCTCTCCTTCATCAATTATTTCGTTAACATGAGTAATTTCATGCTCAGATCCATTTTCATGACTGGATGATTCCGTGTCATACATGAAATAATCGGCTATAGCGTTATTAGGATTTGTATCTCTTTGATCATAGAAATATGTTGTATGAGAAGAATTGTTTGAAAAATTAGTATCCCCTGCATCTTGATCAAATTGTTCATCAGGGTCTACAAACGGCTCTCCTGCGGTTAATGTAAAATTCCTTCCAGATCCATCAGATATTTGAACTTTATCACCCGTTAGATAACCTTTCCCCGAATAACCATCTTGTATTTCGTAAGTTGTATAAGAACGAGCCTGATTATCATCATTTGTCCATGATTTTACAGATTTAGTAATTTTCAAACTCTCTCCATTTGTATCCCCCACCTGAGTCACATCATGGTGAGTAACTACAACTTCAGGCTCAGTTCGATCTTGGAATTGCACTGCAATCGCATAATAATTTACTTTTACTCCATCAGTGTTTTTTTGATATCTCCAGTCTGGGCCTGTACCATTCCTCACTGGATTTCTAGCCCTTCTAAAGCGATGCCAAATACCAGTAGGATTCCCGTCCTTATCAAACTCTTCTATTGCAGTCGTCCACATATCAGCGTATGTACCACCATCTATCGCATCTACTTCAAAAGTTGGGTTTTTGCCAACAGGGATAAGTGTGCCGCCAAACCAATATTGCCATCGTGTTCGACCACCACCAATAAAAGTTTCAGTCAATGCAATACCATGATAATGACTAAAATATGAGTTATGACCAAGGATAGTCTTCTCTACACCATCCTCTATTGTCCCAGGATTTCCTTTGAAATTTCTTACCATAGGACTACTTTGAAAATATGATCCCGATGAGTTTGATGTCACGGTGGGACGACCCCAGTTGCCATAATTTGCCCCGTTTGGGTCTGGTCCAGGCCCAGTTCCCCAATAAACATAATCATTTAATTCAGGATTTGTTCCATCTCTATTCCAAGGTTCACCATTAACATTATTTATAGCAGGTGTTACTTGTGGAGGCTCAAAACTATCCTGCTTCCAATCAAAAGCGGGAGCAGACCAATTGTCTTCACCAATTGATTTAGGACTGATAGCAGTAACAGGTGTTCCTGCTGCAACAGGATTGCCTGAATCATCCGTAATATAACCAGACCCTAAACCGCCTCTAACCCATTCAATATTGTTAGTAACTCCATTTCCGGCACCTACAAGTGATCTGCTCGGAAGTGTTTCAGTCTGAGCATGAAAATAAGCTGAAGCGGTAACAGTAATTACGTTTGCATCATTTCTTAACTGAAAGCTAGTAGTATGCAATTTTCCCCCATAACTCAAAACATAAAAATCTCTATCCGTATAATGATTTAAAACAACATTTCCAGGTACAGGTAAGAAACGATATTCAAGTGGTTTTTTGTTTATATGTTTTATATTAATTGAATTATATTGAGGTTGATTTGTAGAGCCTTTTACACAAAAAACTCGACTACATACATCCGTCCAACTAACTTTCTCTGCATCAGTATTTAAAATTTTTGCTTGTAATTTAAAGAAACTTAAACGAGTAACATATTTACTAATTGATCCCACAGAAATAGTGCCACCGTCTTTCTCATAAGAAACAATTCTTTCTCTGCTAGGAACTTCATTTAAGTTTGCATTACCAGAGATCTGTCTCCAAACCGTACTTTTTATCCCTATTTGAGTTACATCACATTCTCTAGTATTTGAAAACGTAGCAATATCACATTTTTGAACCACTAAACTTTCATAAGGCATCAAAGCATCAGTTTTGTTTGTGAATCTCATCCAACCACCTTCATCCGTTTTCATCTTGTATCTCTTGCCTTGATATTGCATATTTCCAAACTGATCAGGGACACCATAAGGTGTCCAAATATTTGCATCTGTTTCTCTGTAGACCGTTGCCAATGCTGAACCAACCATATATTGCTGACCTAAAGCCATATTCGTATCCGTGTCTTCTCTTGTTGAATCAGCAACAGCCTTTGCATCTCCACTTCCCCAAGGTGAAAATTTATCCCATCTTTGATTTCGATCAGTTGCTCGCTCGTTTATGTTTTCGATCCAAGCCTCTTCATTTTCTTCTTTATGAATAATTAAATCAAAGTCATGATCTTTCCCTACCTCAACACCAGCACCAACTGGTTTACTAATACTGAGTAAGTGAACATATCTTGGGAAGAAATGAACCATCTTCTGACGTTTTATTTCTAAATCATCTTTAACTTGTCTACTCATGCCTTCTGAGAACATTAATAATTCCCAATTAATTTTATAAGCACTTCCATTTGGCATTGGAGCGTAAACCCCAAATCTTGCGTTGGACACAGGAGTTTTTGCACTTGAAAACGAAGGTTTCCATGTCCAATTACCATTTGAATTTAAAACCTTGACCATGAAAGGATCATTCTCGTCATATTCTTTGCCGCCACGAACATCATGTGTCTGATTAAATGCCTTACCTCCATGATCATCACTACCTTTTAAACGATTTTTTGCACGACCACCCTTAGAAAAATAAAGTTTGAACCTTGACAAAGGAAAAGCATCTAAAAATGATTCACCTAAAGCAAAACTCTTCAATTGCGGATGTTGACCTAATTCACCCTGAGAAAACAAACAAATAGCGTTAATTTCCTGACCATATTGTGTATCACAAATTCGTGACCAAAGAAGTTGACTTGAAACTCTTATCCCATAAGGAGATCTTGCATAAACCAAAGGAATAAAAGAACCTAATACAGCTAAATCTTGTATTGTTTCAAATCCACTAACAGGGTTAAATTTACTTCTACCTTGAACACCACTTAACTGTAAATTTGGTCCAGCATTGGGTTCTTTTGGTTTAGGAGTGAGCAAATAAAGAGCAACATTTATAGCGACACTGACTGCAACTTTTACAAAAAAAGCTTTCCATGTCATCGTACCAACCAGAGTTACAGGATCACACCTAATATCTGGAATTAATTCATATCCTTTTCTCGAATCTTTGTGATACTTAAAAGTTAAATCTAAAAACTGTAAATACTCCTTATCAGTTATACCAAGTGCATTACATAGTTCTATTTCATAGGGTAATAAAGTTCTAAAACCTCCAAATAGGTTAGAGGACTCCATTGAACTGTCGTCTTTACGAATGATAGCCAACCGCCTTTCCAGTAAACAGCCATACCATAGCCTTTTTCTGCTTTACACAGAGCTACAACACCAATATTAGCGGTTGTTGTCTGTCTTCCCCACCTTTTTAATTCATCACGAAACACCTCATAATCTTTTTGCCTTAAACGCCTATACCAAGATCTTGGTGGCTCTGGGCTTTCAATGCCATAATTTCTTAAAACTTCTCTAGCCAGACTTAGACAATCTGCTGCCTTATGCTTGTCAGGTGTTGCGCCTAAACGATAAGGCAAACCCAAAAGCAATTCAGTTTTCATTTGGTTCTTATATTTCCTGTTACTGGTAAATGACCAACTAATGAACTTGTTAAAAATCTTCCAATATTTCCACCAACAGCATCAACACCTGTTGAAAGCATTATTTCTATAGTTGTTGCATCGTATCCCATTGAAGTAACAGTCCAACAATCAGTTGAGATCGTATCTTCAACAATCGTAAACGCTGTATTCATTTTACAAATATGGACATAAACACACCAACTCTTATCAACAGCATCATGTGCATAATTCATAGACAACTTACTATAAGTAGAAGTTCCATCTCTTAACGTACTTGTATTTGATAAGACTAAAGTAGCTTCAAGATTATCTCCACTTTTAGATTGTGTTGCACCTGAATAAAGGAAACTTAGATATTTATAAACACCAGTTCCAAAAACAGGACTATTAAAAGAAATTCCAGCCCTGGTTGGCTCTGAGTTTTGAAACCTTTCTTCTGGCCCTAAAGCTCTTAGCTTTTTAGGATCATAAAAATCAATAAAAACAGATATTGGAACTAAACCTGACATTAGATTCCTATCCGTGATCTAGCGGAACGACTATTTTGTAATGATCTTAGCGTTCTTGTCTCTCCCCTTGAAGCACCTTGGTTTGCAGCCTCATTAATAATGCTACTAACAGCAGATCTTGGTACATATTCATCACCGTTAAAGTTTAATGTTGGCCCTGTGTAATTCACGGTTGTTGCACCACCGCCACCGCCTTGCATTGCAACCCCAAGTCTTCCACCTCTTCCTCTTTGCAGCGGTAAAATTGCCTCTGGGCCAGCCTCGCCCATGATCCCTAGTTGTGAACCGCCATACTTAAACATGGTGGGTTTGCTAACAACACCGCCTTTGTAATAAGGAACAATACCGTTCTTAGCAAATGCGTTGCCTTTTGCACTCTTAATTAATTTCATATCTTTTAAAGCATCACCCAATACATCGCCTGCCTGCGTACCAACAGAAGGCGCACCTATGTTACCTAAAGCAGAAGTTAAAATACCGAACAATGGTTTGGTGATTGTTTGTCGAATCATTAATCTTGCTAAATCGGCAAGGACACTTCTTACTAAGTCTTTAATTGCAAGTTTTCCTGTTTGAACAAACTGCAATATTGAATCTTCTAATTTCTTAAATCCATTTACTGCTACCTGTTCAAGTGCGTCATCAAAATTCTCTAATTCTTTTGCAAACTTAGCGAATGGTGAATCTCCTCCTTCGCCACCCCCAAGTAGAGCATCAAATTCCTTCTTTAGTTTCGCTAAATCTTCCGTACTACCATTTTGAGATTTCCTATAGTCTTCAATAGCTTCAGTTAATGCAGCATATTCTTCTTTTAATTTTGCAATTTTATTAATTCTGGAAGCTTTACCAGCTTTACTATCATTATTTTCCAGTTCTGTAATTTTTCTTTGAATATCTAATCTTCTCTTAAATACTTTATTCACATCTTCTTCAGTAGCTGAACCATCATTTAATTTTGCAATCAATCTATCTTGTGCTGTAGCAAATCTATGAGCAGCAATTGCAGCAGCAGTAAGACCAGCAGCTAAAGCAACATAAGGATTAGCGTATGCAGCAATATTTGCTTTGATCTGAGCAAGAGTTAAAGCCTTTAGCCCAATTATAAATTTAACAATTTGTGCAATTACTAGCTTTAAATCCCATGCGATTAAAGCAATCTTAAATTTCAAAGCTGAAATAGCCGCTGCTGCCATCGCACCTCCAACTACTGCTGTAACAGATGCAAACTCATGGAAATTATCAATAACAAATCGAACAACTCCAGCCAACGCTCCAAATACTTTAGCTGCAATATTGCCAACAAAAGTAAGTGATGGAACTAATGCAGTCAGTAATTCTGCGCCAATGATTTGGAATTGCGCTCCAACATCTTTTAACGAACCACCAACTGCAATCTTCATCTTATTCATTGCAATTTGCGCTCTTGCGCCTGCCTCTTCATTTGACTCTGCAATCTTCCTTGCTAATGGTTCATATTCTTTTCCTAAGCTTGTAATAAACTTACTTAGCATGTCTAATCCTACTGTTCCATCTTTAAGATTTTTCTGTAATTCTTGCGTAGAAATATCATTTGCTTTAGCAAACTTTGTTACTGCCGCTGGAAATCTTTCACCCAATTGTCCACTTAATTCCTCCGCAGATACCTTGCCCTTACTGAAGATTTGCACCATTGCAGTGATCGCAGATTTAACATCATCTGCACTACCAGCAGTACCTTTAATTGCAACTGTTGTATTCAAAAATGCTTCGGTTGCGTTATGAATATTTCCACCAGCACCTAAAACAGCAGCACTCAATCTTGTCATTCCTCGTATCGCTACTTCTTGCGGTACGTTGTAAACTTCAACTGCTTTTGTAATAGCAGCTTGTGCTACTTCATAATTTTCTGTTGTTTTAGTTATTCCTCTTAATGCAATATTTGCCTTCTCAATTTGTGAAGCATATTCAGTAGAACCACCAATCGCTTGAGAAACTGGTGTCAGAACTTGACTAGCGACAAGACCACCAGTAATCGCACCGCCTGCCATGTCACCACCAGGCCGTAACGCTTCAATACCAGCACCGATACCTGCACCTAAGAAACCAGCAGGGCCGCCAACGAATCCAGCACCTAATATTGACTGTCCTGTTCTTCTTAAGTTTTGACCGCTGAATTTGTTTGAATTTAGCCTTGTCAACGCTTTATCTGTATTAGCAATAGCTTTTGTTGCTCTCCTAAACGAAGCAGACGCAGGATCTAAACCATTTCTAATCTCATCTAGTTTTGATCTTTGTTTTGTAAGACTATTAATATTTTTATTTTGTAATTTAGTAGAATCTGCAACTCTTACTAAATACTCATCTAAACTTTCTACTGTTTGCTTTATTCCAGAAGATTGTTTAGAAGCAAAACCTGCATCATAGACAGCTAACGCACCAGCCTTCCCTACACTTGTTTGTCCAGCAGCAGGCAACGCTTTCATCGTTGTAACTCTTGTTTTTAGCTTTTCGTTTGCTTCAGATAATATTTTTGATAGCTCTTTATCTTTTTTAATTATAAGTTTTGAAGTTTCAACCCACTCTTTTCCACCAATTTTTAAATTTTTTAAATCTGCTCCTAAATCTTGTATTTCAGCAGCATAACCAGCTTCTGTCTTTGGATAACTAAGAGATTGGCCTAATCCAAACTTATCTTGCCTAGATATTTTGCCAAATTTACTAATTGTTTCTTGAACTTTTGATTCTTGTCCACCTCCTGCAAAAAATTGATCAAAAGAAGGGAATTTTAAACCAAATTTATCTCCTCTAGTTGTTGTTGAATATCCAGTTCTTGACTTTAAATATTCAGACTCCATCCCTTTGTAAGTAGGAGATGGCAATCCAACCATCGCCATTACGTTTTGGAACTGTTGAGCTAAAGGAGATTTATCTCTAAAAGCTCTAGTCGATGGGCCAGGAAAAGTCTGACCTCCAAAATAAGTAGCACCTATTGATGGGCCTAAAGTATCGGCTCTAGCATCTTGGAAAACTTTTGATCTTGCTCTACTTTCTTGAAACCTTATAGAAACTTCAGAAGCCCTTGTCTGCGCTTTTGCAAGTGCAATTTGTTCAGCAGCCCTTAAGTTTTGTTGACCTAAAATCTTTGTGTTTTGACCTTCTTCAGCATTGATTTTTGTAAGAACTTTTAAGTAACTATTTGAAGCAACATCTAAGCCTTGAGTAAGTCCAAGTGCATCTAATTGAGTTTGATTTAATCTTCCTGTATTTTTAAAATCATCAACATTATAAATAGAACCTCTTCCTGCTCCAACACTTGCTCTATCTTTAATAAAATCCATCCTGTTGCCAGCAGGAAAACTTCTTCGATCTATAGCTCCTGCTTTTGTATAAGAAACATTATTAAGAAATTTCTGTTGTGCTTCACTTAAACTTTCAAAAGTTCTATTAGTAAGCAACAACTGTAAAGACGCAATCCTTTGATTAAAATCAGATTGTGTTCCTGAACCTCTTACATTCTTATCAGTAAAATAAGAACTACTCATTGCGCCAAAAGTGGCATCTCTGCCTGGGCCTCTTGGTGTTCCTCTTCTGGCTGTGATTTCTTTTTCTAATGCAATGCGCTCTCTAAGCACATTGTTCATTCCTTTTATATCTGAAGTTAAGGATTGATAAGCTTTCCCTTGGAAATTAGTCCTGTCTCTTAATTTCTCAAATGCTTGTATTTGCCCTTTTAATCCAGAATTAGTCCTGAAAGTTTCTTTTCCAAACTCTTTAATACTTTTAGCAATATCAATAAAAGACTTATCAGCTTTTTTGCTTCTTTCTTGTATTACTTGTAAAGCCTTTCCTAAACCCTGAACGTCTTCAAAACCATCAATAACGGCCTTTAGGGTCAGTTTTCCAACTTGTCCTGCCATTACTTAGAGTCCTTGTTAATTTCTTTTAATGCTGCTGCTTCCATAACCTTTAGGTCTTCAAGCATTGCAACACGGTTCTCTACATTGTATAGCTCAAACAAACCTCCTGCACCTAATAAAACTTCATATTTCAAGCCAACAAAACCACTCATGGAAACATTCCATTGAGTTTGCATCCTCAAAAACATTAATACTGTTTCCCAGTTCTGTTCCCACACAACGCATCCTTTCTCTTTCTCTTCAGGCTTCTCAGGCAGTTTAATACCAAATATCTTGGCATCTTCATCTGCCTGTTTTTCTGATTCGCTGCCACCCGAAGCCCAATAAAGAGCAGCATCAGTTAGTTTTTTTCGTCAGCCGTTGCATAGAAAGTTTGAAATGCTTTTACTATTCCTTGAACAAAATCAACATCTTCTGAAAAATCTTTCAAATTTTTTTGGCTAAAAGGAATATCTTTATCTTCTTCATCTTTTATGTCTGACCAGCCAACAATGATTGATTTTAAAGCGTCATAATCTT